GCTGTGCTGGTTGATTCCGAAGCTCGTTCTGTTGTCGAAAGTGCATCCGGTATCCGCATCCACCTGTATGACAAGATGTACAAGCCGGAGGAAACCGCAGCTGCTGAGAAGTATCTGCCTGATGGCTATGTCGTGCTGGCTCCTTCTGGCTCTCTGGGCAATATGTACTATGTTGCCACCCCTGAGGAAGCAGACCTGATGGCTGGCATCTCCAACGCACAGGTTTCCGTTGTGAATACTGGTGTTGCTATTACCACTGAGCAGACCGTGCATCCCGTCAACACTAACATTTACGTTTCTGAAATCGTCCTGCCGTCTTTTGAGCGCATGGACGCTGTGTACTGCATCAAGGCTTACTAAGGCGAAAGGAGGAAAGCAGCATGGGAGATCAGTATTCTGAAGCGGCAGTCAAGCTGGGGCAGTACATTGCTCCTGCACTTGACCGTGAAGTCACGGACGAGGACTACCCACTCTTCGACCTGCTGCTTGATTTCGCCAAAGATAAGATATTTGCACAGGGCTACCCCTTCGGCAACAGACCGGACGAGCTGCCCTTGCAGTATCAGTCGTTGCAGATACGCATTGCAGCGGAACTGTACAACCACATCGGCGCAAACGGACAGACGAGCTACACCAACAATGGCATCACTCGTGTGTGGGAAAGCTCCGATGTGGCGCAGTCCCTGCTGAATGAAGTAGTCCCGAGAGTAGGTGTTATTGGCTGATGTTCAATGGAAGCCCACTGGATAAACGCCCGCTGTGGTATTCAAACCCTGTTGGCGAGAAAACGCCTGTTGTGGACGAGTGGGGAAACGAGACTGGCGAATCCGCATACGAATCGTGGAGTCCCCCCGCAAAGCTGATGCTGAACGTCAGCCCCCCTACTGGTTCTGCGGAAGCAAGCCCTTTTGGAGCGTTCACGGATTACAGTTACGTTGTCAGTTCGTCCAGCAAGAAGCACAACACACCGCTTTATGAAGGTACGCACGTCTGGTTTCAGACGGACGTTTCAAAGCCCTTCAATTACATTGTGGTCAAGGTCGCAGAGCATATCACGGACACGTTGTATGCGCTGAAAGAGGTGGCTGTAAGTGAAAATTAAAGTGAGGCTGAGCGATGCCGGACTTCGTGATGCGGAACGTCAGATACAGGAGTACAAGACCACCCTGAACAAAAAAGCTAAAGCACTTGCTTTTCGTCTTTCTTGGTTGGGGCTTGGAGTCGCAAAGGTGCGTTTCGCTAATGCGGAATACGCTGGCTCCAATGACGTGAAATGTCATGTCAACCAAAAAGACAAGACTTGTACCATCGTTGCAGAGGGCAAAGCAGTTGCCTTTATCGAATTTGGCACTGGCGCACATCACAACGGGTATGGCGGTGAACTACCGCCCGGTGTTGGCGCACACAGCTCATACGGAAAAGGGCAAGGCGCAAACCGCAGGTGGTACTACTACGGAGAATCTGGCAATGCCGGTACGCCTGTCAAACAGGTAGATGGTAAAGGCCAGTTGAATTACACCGATGGCAACGAGCCAGCTATGGCTATGTGGGGAGCTGTTGAGGAAATGGCTTCTCAAGTCGAAGCAACGTGGAGGGAGGTTTGGAATAGTTGATTGATTATTTCAATTCTATCTTCACGGCTGTTGCTAAGGAACTGCGAAAGCAAGTGCCCGGCATCTTCGTTACTGGCGAAATCAATGACAGCAACGTCAAGAAGTTTCCGTGTGTGCAGATAGAGGAAAACAGCAATCTTCCTGTACACATTGATTCTGCTGGTCACAGCAAGTACGCTACCGTTTCCCTGCGTGTTCGTGTTTACTCCAACAAGAACACCGGACGCATTGCAGAAGCACGTTCCATTGTTGGCATCGTGGATTCTGTTCTTGAACCGCTTAAATTTTATCGCAAGTCGTTTGCCCCGTTGAATGGGCTGTACAACAATTCCGTCTATCGGATTGATTGCAGCTATGGGGCAACAATCGGAGAGGACGGAATGATTTACCGAAACTAAGGAGGTAAACATTCTATGAGTACTGCTATCTCCGGTCTGAATACCACCCTGTATTGTGGCGACAGCGCAACCGCTCTGACGAAGCTGTGCGACATCAAGGATGTGCCCGACCTGATCTCCGAGCCGAACCTTCTGGATGCAACCACTCTGTCTGACCCTATGCAGGTCAATATCTTTGGCATCATCCAGAGCGACACCAAGTCTTTCACTGCCAACTACAACAAGACTGACTACAAGAAGGTCAAGGAAGCTGGCTATGATGAGACTTCCGATAGCAACGCCGTGAAGTACTACGCCCTGAAGATGCAGGACGGCTCCGGCTTCACTTGGCAGGGTATGCATCAGGTTGGCCTGTCCGGCTTTGGTGTTGACGAGGTTGTGGAAATGACCATCAACTGCATCTTCACCAAGAAGCCTGAGTTCAGCGAGACCCTGACTGTCACTGGCGGCTAAACCGCAAAAATCGAATCAATCAAACCGGGCAGAACTGAACATCGGATTTGGTTCTGCCCCTATTTATAAAGGAGAGCATTTATTATGGCTGCTAAGGTTATCAACTTTCATTCCCCCGATGGCAAGAACACTTATGAGCTGACCTTCACTCGTGACAGCGTGGAGGCCACCGAACGCGCAGGCTTTCAGATTGGCCAGTACACCCAGATGACCAATCTGCTGTCCAACTCTCGCGCTCTGTTCTACGGTGCTTTCATTGCGCGGAACAAGGGCATCAAGCGCAAGGTCGTTGATGAGATGTTCCAGCACATCGAGGATAAGGAAGACCTGATGGGCGTTCTGCTTGAGATGTTCATGGATGCTTCCAAGTCCCTGCTGGCAACTGACACTGAGGACAAGACCGCAAAAAACGCAACGTGGGAGATTGTGTAACTGCACAATCTCAGGAAACAGACGGAGAGGGAGAGCCATTCTCCTTCTCCAAGCTGTTCCACGATGTAGAAGCCTATTACATTTCCATTGGCATGACATACGACCAGTTCTGGTACGGCGATGTCTGGCTGGCAAAGGTCTACCGTGACGCAGAGGAGCTGCGGGAACACAGAGCCAACGCAGAAGCGTGGAGAAATGGCTTTTACATGGCATCTGCGCTTTCCTCTACGGTTGGCAATATGTTCCGAAAGAAAGGGTCTAGCCCCATCAAGTACATGGATAGGCCGATTCCCCTTACTCAAAAGGAGAAAGACGAGTATGAATACCAACGCGCAGTTGAGGCGCAGGAGCGAATCAAGAGAATGATGTTCTCTATGATGGAAAGTGATGGTGGTAGTGATGGCTGATGTTGATATTACGAGCTTATCCGTAGAGATTTCTGCGGAATCGCAGGGCGCAGAGCTTAATATCGACAAGCTCACTGCCGCCATTTCTAATTTGCGCACAAAGGGCAACGTGGCAAAGGTTTACAGTAGTCTTGATAAGTTATCTGCTTCTATTTCCGCTCTTAAATCCGCATCTACTGGGCTGGACGGTCTTAGCAAAATCACGTCTTTTATGAACGGCCTTGCTAATGTAGACCTTACTCAAAGCGCAAAAGGCATCCGCTCTGTTGCTAATGCTTTGAACAAAATTTCGTCTGTCAATCTTGGAAACATGGATTTTTCCGGACTTGGCAGTAAGATGAACAGCTTAAAAAACGGTCTTTCCCCTATTTCTTCTATTAGCGATTCTTCCATTAAGAGTTTGCGTGGCGTAAGCAGTGCAATCAATTCCATTGCTAAAATCCCAAGCATTACAAAGAAGCTGGACTCTAAAACGCTTGATGATTTTGCGGAAGTTTGTAAGAAAGTGGCATCCGCTATTTCTCCGCTCGCTTCCAAGCTGGACAAGGTGGGCCGTTCTTTCTCTTCGCTTCCGTCTAAAATTAAAAGCGCTATCAATTCGACAACCCGCTTTTCTTCGGCAAACTGGAAAGCAAGTACTAGTCTTTCGAGCTTGGCAAGCCAGTTAGAAACCATCAAAAAACGTGCAGCACAGCTAGTTTCTCTGAAAGCTATTGCCACTTACCTTGCTAACGCTGTTGCAAAGTTTAATGATTTCTACGAAGCGACAGACTTGTTCAACAACGCAATGGGCGAGTTAAGTGGCCAAGCAACTGAACTTATCAATAAAATGGAGTCTCTGCTTGGAATCGACCCTACAGAAGCGATGACAAACATTGCAACAATTCAAAGTCTTGCTACTTCGTTCGGCTTGGCAAGCGATAAAGCGTACATTCTTTCCAAAAACTTGACGCAGCTTGCTTATGATGAATCGTCCTATTGGAATAAAGATACTGCTACTACCTTTACCGCGATTGCTTCTGCTATCTCTGGAGAACTTGAGCCTATTCGCCGCTTGGGCGTTGACTTGTCTCAGGCGCGGTTGCAGCAGGAACTTCTTGCTTTGGGCTTTAATAAACAGGTTTCTAGTCTGTCTCAGGCAGATAAGGCAGTTCTTCGCTACATCGCCATTATGAAGCAGACTACCAACATTCAAGGCAACCTCGCGCAGACCATTAGTAGCCCCGCCAATATGGTACGCATTTTGAAGTCTGAAATTTCGCAGCTTGCAAAGGCTGTAGGCCAGCTTCTTTATCCCGCATTTAAGGCGATTCTCCCCGTTTTGATTGCAGCAGTTGACCTTATCAAAGAATTTGTGGTCTCTCTTGCATCTGTGTTCGGGCAGAAAATTGAATTTACCGATTTTAGCAAGACACAGAAAGATATTGGCGGTGTAACCAGCGCTATGGATGACACTGCTGATGCTACGAAAGCGGCGGCGAAAGCGGCCAAAGATTATACGATGGGCTTTGATGAATTAAACATTATCGACCCTTCGCAAAATTCCGGCTCTTCTGGCTCTGGCAGTGGCGGTGCTGCTGGCAATCTGCTCGGCGACGTTGACCTCTCCCAGTATGATATGTTCAAAGATTATGCTGGAAGCGCTGTTGACGAGATTAAGGCAAAATTAAAATCTCTCGATTCTTTCCAAATCGGAACCCAAATCGGCGAACAGCTAAATAAACTTATGGGCATGATTTATAATGCCATCCATTCTATTGATTGGGCCTCGCTTGGAGCGTTTTTTGCAGATGGCGTTAACGGGCTCGTGGATTCTGTAGACTGGGATTTGTTTGGCCGATTACTTGCGGACAGATTCATCATCGAGTTTGAGCTTCTTGGTGGTTTCCTGTCTCAGCTTGACTGGACATCTGTGCTTAACGCCTTTATTGATGGCTTTTCTGGATTTTTTCACGAACTTTCAGATTGGATAGCAACAGTAGATTGGACTGGTGTTGGGAAGCAATTAACTGATAAGCTTTCCGATGCTCTTCAAAATGTTGAGATTGAAAAGCTTGCAAGAGTTTTTTTCAACTTTATTACTGATAGCATTAACGCTGTTTCTGATTTCTTGGCTGGCACAGACTCTTACCAGCTCGGTCAAGACCTCGTTGACTTTGCTATTAGAGCCGTTACTTCTGTAGATTGGGCCGGTCTAGCTCAAGCCATCGGTCGTTTCTTTGGAGAAGCGTTCATTGAAGCACTCGACTTCATGGGCGGTCTAGTTTCTCGAATTGCCGATTATTTTGAAAAGAAAGTGGCAGAGGGGCCGTTCAATGATGTTGGCCTGAATATTGTCTACGGTATTTATTATGGCATTCAAGACGCGATCACGAATGTTGCTTCTTGGATTGTCGAAAATGTGTTCAATCCATTCATCAATGGCTTTAAGTCTGCCTTTGGAATCAATTCCCCATCCACCGTAATGGCCGAACAAGGCGGCTACATTATCGCAGGATTGGAAAAAGGCATTACGGACGCTATTTCTAGTGTAACCGAAACCACTAAGAAAATTCTTTCTGCAATTAAAAGCACGTTTGATAATTTCAGCCTTTTGAGTATCGGAAAAAATATCGTGGACGGTCTTATTAAAGGCATCAATCAAGGCATTGAAACCGCTAAGAAAACCGTTGGCGGTCTGGCAAAAGCTATTCTTGACAAGTTCACTGGCGATTTGGACATCAACTCTCCTTCTAAGGTGTTCTTTGATTATGGTAGCTACATTGTTCAAGGCCTTGCAAACGGTATCACTGGTTCTCTCGGTTACGTCAACGATGCTATGAATAAACTCGTAGACGCCACCAAGCTCAAGGGCGAAGAGATGGCGAACTATGGCATTGACTGCGGCACAAGCTACGTCAACGGCATCATTTCAGGGCTAGACTCTAAGTGGACCGAACTCGATAACAACCTCAAAACCGACTTCTTCGGCACGGTGCAAACTTTCATTCAGGCCGCGCAGAGTGGGGATTGGAAAACGGTCGGCACCACCATTGCCGCTGGCATTTGGGGCGCTATGGGCGATGAGCAGCGTAAACGCGCCAAGTCCGTTGCAAGCGATTTGCTTGGCAGACTGAGCAAAGAACTGAAAAGTCAAGCTTCTTCCCTGCTGAATACAGCCGCTACCATTGGCAAGAATCTGGTGAACAGCCTAACTCAGAACTTCGGAAAGGTTTCCTCTGAAACTCAGACGATGCTTTCTGGTATTACGCAGGCTTTCGGAAACGTGAAGTCTCCTCTCGCAACGGCTGCTAAAGCAATCAGCGCTGCGCTGTCTGGCGGCTTGCTCAGCTCTTTTCCGACAATTTTCGCTGGGTTTGCCGGGCTGGTAAGCACCATCGGAACCGCAGTGGCAGGAATGCTTTCTGCTGTGGGTGCCGCCCTCAGCGCTACGATTTTTGGCCTTCCCGCTGGAATCGTAGCCCTTGCTGCTGCCGCGACCCTTGGCGTTGCAATCGCTGGAATCGTATCGAAACTTGGCGGCGGCCGGTCTACCAGTAGTTACAGCGATACATCTCAGTACGTTGGAAGCTCTAGTTACAATTCCTCGACATCCAGTTCTTCTTATGGCGGCACTTATTCTGCGGCTGGAGGAAACTCTGAGGACATGAGAGATGCTGTGTACAACGGTTGCTATAACGCATTCCTTGACATTTGGCAGCGTTACGGCGAAGAGCTGTTGAAAGAGCAGAACGTGAACGTATATCTTGACGGCAAGCAAATTGCAGCCTCTGTTGATAAAGTGAAGAAAGACCGGGGCGTATCCATTATGGGCACTGAGGTCTACTCTTATTAAGAAAGGACGGTTTCGATGGCTAATATTCCTGCACTGGTTACGGTGAACGGCGTAGAGCTACCGGAACCATCCTCTTATGAGGGAACGACTAGCACGATCGTGGACTCCGGACGAAATGTTCAAGGCAAAGTCGTTGGAGCTGTCGTACGGAATGACGTAGCAAAAGTCACAATGTCTTGGAATTATCTTACTGCCAAGCAATGGGCCACCATTCTAAGCCTATTCACCGCTAATTTTTACTGCTCTGTTCGGTTTTACAATCAGGTGACCGCAGGATACACGACGCGGCAGATGTATGTCTCTGATCGAACTGCCGGAATGTGGCGCAGAAGCCCGAACAATGGCAGTATTATGGGGTGGACTGGTGCAAAATTGTCTCTTGTTGAGGTGTAATGTATGGAAAGAGCTACCGATAAATGGACGCAAAAGTTTAACAACACACTTGTGCCCGAAACTTTTGTCGAGATAACGGTTGGCATCACTGCACCGGGTGTAAACAAAAAGGCAAAGTTCGTCACGTCTGATATGAGCGCTTTTGCAAGCGCGAATGCTCTTTCACAGGCGGGAGTGGCTTCCTTTACAAAATATGGCACAGGAGAGCCTAATCTTTGTGTGCTTGATGGAAGCTGCAAAGTTGTTCCCGCTTCTGCTCCGTATGAAAACACCGGGTTTGTCAGCTCTACAATCTTCAGCACTTCTAACCATCCTGTCCTTTTTGCCATGTTTTTCAATGAGGTAAAATCTTCCGTTCCGGGCGTCAATATTATCTGGTCGTCTATTTTCAACGAATACGCTACCAGCTTCAAAGTCACTTCTTATCTTGGCACGCAAGAGCTTAATTCTGTCACCGTTACAGGGAATACATCGGTATCCTCTGATGTGGAGATTGAGCTGAACGGGTTTGATTTCGTTAAAGTAGAAGTTTTGGATTGGTGCATTCCGAATCGCAAGGCCCGGATTGAACAGTTCAGAATTGGACGATATCTGATTTTTGACAAGACGAAAATCCTTTCCTTTCGTCACACCTCTTCTCGTGACCCGATTTCCGGTCAGCTTTCACAGGAAAGTATTTCGTTTAGCCTTGATAATAGCGACCGTACATGGGATTCTGTCAATCCTCAAGGCATCTACAAATATATTTATGAACGTCAGCCCATCTCTGTGCGCTACGGCATGGATATTGATGGTAAGGTCGAGTGGGTCAATGGTGGCAAGTTCTTCCTGTCGGAGTGGAGTGTTCCCGCCAACAGTATTGAGGCAAGCTTTTCCGCCCGCGACTCCTTTCTTTACTTGATGTCCACCACCTACACCGGCAGAAAATACGGTACGCTCTATGAGATGTGCTACGACGCTTTGGAGCTGTTGGAGGCAGATGAAATCACATTCGATATTTCGGACGAACTGAAAGATTATTCTGCTGACATCTCTTCGGATGGCTCTTCGTATAAAAACTCTGATATTTTGCAGCTTGCGGCCAACGCAGCGGGCATGGCACTATATCAGACGCGAGATGGCGTTATCACCATCAAGCGGGCGTATGAATTTGGCTCCGGTACGGATGTTGAGGACATCACTCTTCTCAACAATTATTCTTGGCCTGAAATCACTTTCGCACAAAACCTTCTTAATGTCACGACCTCTGTTGGCAGCAAAACATACGCTTACCCTGAAAACCCTTCCGGGCGTGGCGTATCCCAGAGCTTGAGCAACGCTCTTCTTTCTGAGTCTACGCTTGAAAAGTCTCGAAATGCCCTTACGGAATCTTACAGCGTGCTTTCCAATCGGCGCAAGGCCACTTTGGAATATCGAGCTAGTCCCACAACGGACGCTTTGGATTTCGTGAAAATCCATCATCAGTTCGATTACAGCGCAACTCTGTTACTGACAAATGTGTCTTACACCTACAATGGGTGCTTTAAAGGCAAGCTTGAAGGATATATGATGGCGGATGTTAAGTCTTTGACCGTAGACAAATCCAACGAGACACTCGAGTGGGGACAGTCTGTAGTGATCACTGCTACTCTTTCCCCTGCCTCCCAAGATTCGCCTAAAATTAGTTGGTCTGCATCTCCCGAAGGCATCGTTTCCCTCCATGTGCTTACCAATACAGAGGGAAAGTCCACCTGTCAGGTCAAATGGAACTCCCCCGGCACAACTATCGTTACTGCTTCTGCTGGTGGCAATTCTGCCAGCTGTTCGTTCATCACCACTGAATATTATCTTTCCAATATTCCGGAGGGCAAGACGGTGCTTATGGACGAAGGTAGCAACGTCGTGGAGTTCATTGTCGCCAAGCATGACTATGAGAGCGAGTTGAACGGGGCAGGACGTACGCTTTTGGTTCGTAAGCGTTATCCAGTCCTTATGAGTTGGGACTCCAGTTGGTCTGCTTATGCACAGAGCGATATAAATACATGGCTTAATGGCGAGTATCTCAATACCTTCTCTTCGGCACAAAAAGAAGCGATTGGCAGCACTACATTTTATTACACTCCCGGCTTTACTGCTATGGATTTCTCTGTTGGAAGCAGCAAGGTGAGCACTATGTCTAAAGCTGTATTTTTGCCTTCTGCGCATGAATTTGGAGGCGATTGCGAAGGCAATGACGTTTTTGGCTGGACAAAGAACTCTCCTGACTATAAATACAATGAAGGAACTTCGTTCCCGCAGGCCAAGGTTATATTGGAATCCATGCTTGCTGCCGATAATGCAGCTATCACTGATGGTAGCTGCCGCGTGTTCACTCGAACTCCTTACCTTTATAGTGCCGCGTATGCCTCTGGTCTCCATTCCAGTGACCGTAAAGATTTTCTGAGTAGGATGGTTACAACTCTTGAAGACACTGTCATCGACGGAAATTCTGGATTTTCAGTATTGTGGGGTCATACAGCTGCCATTGGGCCTGATTTGCTCTATTATTGCGCACATCCTTCGTTTACCCTGCCCGAAACCACACAAATCGATGCCAATGGCAAATTAGTTTTTTGAAAGGTGATTACATGGCAACATGGATTACAGACCGCACACAAGCGGATGTTGACCGCGTAAAAGAAATCGCTGTCAAAGCCAGAACCGGCACATGGACAGATGAGGAGCAGCAAGAATGGGCCGCTGGCATGAAAGGCGCACTCAGCTACACCGATTACAACCGCATTGAAAACGGAATCAAGGAGCTTGCCGAAATCGTTGGCGCAGATTATTCCGCAAGAATTGTTCAAAAAAAAGTAAAAGTTGTTACAGCGAGAAACCAAGACGGCGATATTCCATCGTGGGACGCCTACCCCTCCCACGCCGAGTTCTTTGTGCCGCTGACCGCCAAAAAGTCCGGTTTGCTGCTCCACTCGATGTCCTTCCGCATCAAGGGGTTTGTGGCCGGAAAAAGCCGGGCCATCCTGCGCAAGGCGGCTGACCAAACCCGATTGGTAGACCTCTCGCTGGAGCTTATCATGGGCTACAACGACGTAACCCTTGACATGGGAGACCTTCCACTCGAAAAGGGCGTGGAGTATCAGCTGTATATGTCCGCCGTTAATAACTTCTATCCACCTTCGGTGGAACCCGGGTGGGTGGTGGAGAACGATTTTATCGACATCGCCAACGCCAGCGCTTACTACGATGGAGACAGCAAGATTCTCTTCTCTGGTACTGCTACGGTCATTGAGTCTACGGAAGCAGTCTGGGGCGTAGATGACTACTTGACTACTGATGACTGCGCTAGATGGTTAAGCAACATATCCTCCATTCGTTCAAAATGCAGCGGGAAAAGTTCCACTCCTGAAACTCCGGGAAGCTTCAGCTATCGTTTTTCGATTGTCAATCAGTTGGAAAAGGTTTTGTTTGATATTGAAGCGATGGCTAAAGACCATTCAATCTATTGTTCTGAGCTTATATGTGGAGGTGAACCCTATTATGCACTTTGTTGACCGAAAGGCAAAATATCCCGGGCGTTGGACTATGATGAAATCTGATGGCACATCAGAGGTCGTCACTCTTGTCCGTAACGACGAGCCTATCGTGGAAGGCACTCCCCTGAACGCCGACACTCTTAACACATTGGGTGGCACTGATACGACCCTCACCCACGAGAGTGAAGCCGCTGACACAAAAGTCACTGGCGACGCAATCCGGGGCGTAAGGGATGACCTTGTTGCAGAAGCCACCCGGGCAAAGGGGGCGGAAAATCAGCTAAAGGAAGATTTAGCACAATTAGATACTATTGTTGGATATACATTTCAAAATGGTTATTATACAACAAGTAATCAATTTGTAATTGATGATACTGGCAGACGAAGTGTAACTGACTATTTGCTTTGCAAGGGTGGTTCAACGGTTGAAGTAATGGGCGATACCGCAAACCAATATGTAAATGTGGTTGTATTTTTTGATGAAAGCAAAACACCTATTAGCGGTGTTAGCAGTATTGGTGCAAGAAATGAATATCACACAGTAAATATTCCTCAAGGGTCTGTATATATCAGGGTTGTTAAAGACAATCTGTTTAATTTCGGCGTAAAATTTACAGAATCTGGAATTGTTTATCAAATTAACGAAACCAAAAAATCAGTAAACGAATTGGCTGAAAAGCAAAAGACCAAAGAAAAGGTTTCTCCGTATACAAAATATGTTGATTCTATATCTGATAATGATGTAATTGAGCTACGTGTTCCTGCTGTTAAATATGACTATGTTTTGACCTTTTCCGCAAATGTCACTACATTCAATAGTATTAAAATCAGTAAAGATTTGGGTACATGGACTGCGTGCTATATGATTATTGATAGCACTAATTTTTATATTTATAGCGGGCAATCTCTGGTGTACCAAAAAGCACACGAATTAAACATTACAGACAGACTATCTGTTTCGTTAATTGCAAAAAATGATTTAACAGCAAAGGTAATTGTGAACACAGTTGGAGGGTCATTTACAAAAGATAATCTTGTGTGGAATGGTTCAAAAGAACCTCTTGAGGTTCAAAGTATAGGGTCTACATTGACAAGATGTGAACTTAAATATATGTGCAATGCTATATGGTACGATATTTGGGGTTTTGGTGACAGTTATTTTGATATGTGGGTGCAAAACGCAAGAGCGTTAGGATTTTCAAATTGGCTTGTTGATGGTTATCCCGGCAGAGGTTCAATAAAAGCATTAGAATCTCTAAATATGCTTTTGGAATTAAGAAAACCTAAAGTAATTGCATGGTTTATGGGAATGAATGACCCCGATACATCAACATCGGTAAATGAAAATTGGCTTAATACATTTAACCAAGTTAAAACTATTTGTGAAGAAAACAATATTGATTTGTGGTTGTGTACAATACCAAATGTTCCTAACCGAAATAACAGTCTCAAAAACAATGTAATTACATCATCGAATTACAGATATGTAAATGTTAATAATGCAGTAGGAGGAAATGTTACAAGCAGTTGGTTTGACGGATTGCTATCTTCTGATAATGTGCATCCGAGTGCATTAGGTAGAGATAGAATTGCTAATGCTGTTGCAAACGCATTCCCTGAGTTATACAAGATTAGTTAAATTAAAACACGACCGTAAACGGTACGATGTTACTGAACTAAAGAGGGCTTTATCTAACCTTAAAAACAAAAAGGAGTCGCAAAATGCTACACACTATCCTCAAATTCCTCGTTTCCCTCTTCTCCGCCCTCTCCCGGGCGGCAGATGCCTCTACCTCTGACCCAGCGTCCACCGTGGACACCAAAGCCTCCGCTCCTCCCGGCTGGGAGGGCGACCCGCCCTACCGCTATCTCGACGTGAGCCGGTATCAGGGCAAAATCACCCTCGATGGCTGGCGCAAGGTCAAGGCGGCAGGCTACAAGGGGGCGATGCTCAAGACCGTGAGCACCAACCGCAAGCTCTCCAAGCGGGCAGACGGCCTTTATATCGACCCGACCTTTGAGACCAACTACCGCAACGCTAAAGCAGCAGGACTGGACGTGGGCGTATATTACTACACCTACGCCATCAGCGAGGCGATGGCCGACGCAGAGCTTGCCCTACTGCGGCAGGCGGTGTACGGCAAGGAGTTTTCTCTCCCCGTTTGCGTGGACGTGGAGGAGAACAAGCTCAAGAAGCTGTCCACGCTTGACCTGTCCAACCTTGCCGCTTACGCGCTGGAACAGGTGGAGAAGATGGGCTTTTACGCCCAGCTCTACACCTACACCGGTTACAAGTATGAGCTGGACATGGCGAGGCTGTCCTCTCGATGGGACGTCTGGCTGGCCGATTACACCGGAAAGGCCCCCAAAGTGAGCTTTAAGTACAATGCGCACCAGCACACCAGCAAAGGCAGCGTGCCGGGCATCTCCGGCAACGTAGACCTCAACGTGACCACCCTCAACTATCCCCGCATCATCAGAAAGAAGGGTCTGACCCGTCTCCGGGAGGGTAAATGACCGAAAAAGAAGCTTTACTGTGGGTGCTTGGCATTCTGGGCAGCTTGTGCGCTGCTGCCATCACCATCGACAAGGTGCTGGACATCATCCACAAGTACGTCAAAAAGGCACAGGCCCCCGACGATGCGCAGAACAAGCGGCTTGACGAGATGGACAAGCGCTTGCAAACGCTAGAAACGGGCTATGCGCAACATTCTTTGGCGCTTGGGCGCGATTTGTCCCGCTTCGGGGAAATCGACGAAGTGAACCGCCTGACGCTTGAAGCCGTTCGTGCCCTGCTGGAAGCACAGCTGACCGGAAACAACGTGCCCGCTATGCAGGCCAGCAAGGAAAAAATCGATAATTACCTCATGGAAGGAGTAACAAAACATGGAAGCAATGCTTAACTTTATCCCTGCACCCATCGCACTGGTACTGATGCTCATTGGCTTTGCCGCGCTGGCCGTTGGTGCCATCCGGCTGGGCTACAAGCAGTACGTCAAGGACTGGGCGCTGGAGCTCGTGACCATCGCTGAGGACAGCATCATGGGCAGCGGTCAGGGCGCAAAGAAAAAGGCACAGGTCTTTGCCGCGCTGCGCGGCGCACTGCCGGACTGGCTGAAGCCTTTCATCACCGATGAAGTGCTGGACAGCGTGATCGAAAAGGCCGTCAGCATGATGAAAAAGGCACTGGCAGAAAAGAAGCCTACCATCAACAAGGAGTAATTTATGATCGAGCAAAGCGTATCTCTCGCATCCAATGGCGTCGTCAAAGTGCCGGGCTATGAGCAGCTGGTGCGCTTTGGCTACACCAAGAACCGGGGCGTGTACCGCCTGCACGTCGATGCCACCGGCGAGTGGGAAGGGCTGGCTATCCGCTGCTTCTGGCACGTCCCGGACGGTAAAGACCCGGCATCCTCGCTGGTGGTGGACGGCTATGTGGCCGTGCCCGCCAGCGTGACCGCACAGCCCGGAAGCGGGTGCATCACCTTTGAGGGCAGCGACGGCGCAAAGGTGATGACCAGCGCAGACCTGCGGTATCGTGTCAGCGCCAACTCCGGCACAGAGGACGGCACCGAGCCGGAGCCGGGCACCCCTGCATGGCAGCAGCTGGTGGATGCTGTCCACGCCGATGCCACCGCCGCAGAGCAGGCCAAGACCGATGCACAGACGGCAGCACAGCAGGCCGGGGCATCTGCCAAAGAGGCCGAACAGGCCCTCTCTGACACCATCACCGCCAAAGAGGACGCACTGAAAGCCATCGGTGACAAGCAGACCACCGCCACGCAGGCTGTGGATACGGCCCGGGACAAGGCCCTTAAGCAGGTGGAAGCCTCCACTAAAGCCGCACAGACCGCCGCCACCAACGCCGCCACCAGTGCAGGCAGTGCCAGCCAGAGCGCAGCTAAGTCCAGTGCTGCTGCAAGTAATGCCAATGTATCAGCCGAAAATGCTGCGCGTGCACAAGTTACAGCATCTCAACTCGCAGGACAGGCAGCGGACAGCGCGTCTGAAGCTCAAAACAGCGCCACTAAGGCTGCTGCGAGCCAACAGGCCGCCGAAAGCAATGCAGCAGCTGCACAAGGGAGCGCCACAAAGGCCGATGCCTCCGCTTCTACAGCTGTTCAGGGACAACAGCGCGCGGAGGCGGCAGCGACCCGTGCCGAAACCGCACAGCAGCAGACTGAAAGTGCCAGCACTGACGCGCTGGATAAAATCAGCTCTGCAAAAACTGATGCCCTAAAAGCATTGGACACGAAGCAGACTTCTGCCACCACTGCAGTAGAAAGCGCTAAGGGAAAAGCCCTTGACGCCGTGACTGATGCTCAGGACACCGCTACGCAGGCTGTACAGGCGGAGCAGGCGTCCGCAACCACCGCAGTGAAAAAAGCCGGTGCGGAAGTGCTTACATCGATTCCCGAGGACTACCAGACTACCGTGCAGAAGGTCAAGGAACTGGACGCGCAAAAGGTCGAAACGGATGAAGCGATCAGCGCAGTCAAGGCCCGGCAGAACGTCCTCACAGGCACTGAGACAGGCAACCCTATCGCCGTTGACGATGCTTTTGCTGCACCACTGTGTGGTCTGAATGTCTACGGCAAGAGCACGCAGGACGGAACACCCACGCCGGATGCACCTGTGCCTATCGTGAGCGCAGGTGACGGCGGGAGCGTGGCGGTGAAGGTGACAGGTAGAAACTTGTTTTACGAACAGGGGTTTCAAGAATATTTCATCAATTCGGCAGCAGATAGCGTTGGCTTGGCCGTCGGAAATGTATCAAGTGTTTTGCAAGTGGTTACAGGAGCTAAATACTATGTTACGAGAAACAAAATTGGAACTAAATTCCGTGTTGCGGTCGTAGATGCACTACCCACTAAAGGCTCTGTAGTTCGTCCGTCCAGCGCTATAAACGCGGATTCAAAACGACAAGTAGAAATTTCTGCTACATCCAAGTACATGGTCATTCAATGTGAGAATGAAGCAGCTTTCAGTGAGCTAATGGTGTCGTTGGATTCATCCACCGCCTACTCCCCCTACCGTGAACAGCTCCTCACCATCCCCACTCCCAGCGGCTTGCCTGGCATCCCTGTCACCTCTGGCGGAAATTACACTGACCCGCAGGGCCAGCAGTGGATTTGCGACGAGGTGGACCTAGAAAGAGGGGTGAAAGTACAAAGGGTTTACAAGGTTGATGTTGACGGTGAAAACGCTAAGTTTGTTCAAGCTGACAACTACGCAAATCTTTCGCCAAGAGGATTACCAATCGCTTTGTATGCCAATGGACAACGAACATACGGAATTAGTACGTTTACTAGCTTATCGTGGTATTACAATACGGTAAATGGACAGTTCTTATATCTGATAGCGGCTAACCTTGCCGACCAGCTCAACGCTTCTTGCAAAAAGCAGCTAGGTAAAATCTATTACGCTCTCGCCACCCCCATCGAAACCCCGCTCACCCCTGACGAAATCGCCGCCTACAAAGCCCTCACCGCTTACGGCCCTGACACTGTGGTGCAGGCTGGTGACGGTGCCGGGGTCAAGCTGGTGTATCAGCGGGACGTGAACATCGCAATCAAAAAGTTGGAGGACGCAGTAGCGTCCATGACCTAAGGAGGACACATGGCTATCAAAAGTAAAGCCCGGCACGACCTGACACTGCGCTCTATCAAGCGGGAGATTTCCGCAAGACGCGACGTGGCATACTGGCTGGACAAGGCGTACACCCATCTAGACAACGGTCTGCTGACAGAGGACGACATCGCAGAGGTGGAAGCCCTTGCACAGGCGTACTACGACGCTCTGGATGCGGAGGATGCGGCAGACGCTGAGGAAATCACACAGTAAGGAGGCATAACACATGAACGCAGTAAATATCGAAGATTTGCTCGATTTGATTGAAGCCATGAAACGCGTATCTGCGGATGAAATTATCGCTGCATCAAAAGAGAACAACGAACTGGAGCGCATCGCACACATCGCAACGGAAGCAACTTATAATGCCGTTATCGAAAAGTTGGAAAGCCTCCGCGTGTACGCAGTAACCGTTTTGGATAGCAAGGAGTAAAACCATGAGTAGCACTGCATACGAGCATTTTGTTGACACCAACAAAATGTACGCCGCACAAGAGCAATTTCGTGGCATCACGAAAATGGTCTGCGCACGTTTTCGTGGCCTCACGAAAACATACCATCTCGGCAATGTCAACAAACTGGTGACGTTTTGTCACCAGTTTGCCGTGCTTGGCAATATGGTGCGCAACGCCGGACAGTTGCCGCAGCCTTTCTGGCTCGGTGCTGCCTGTGGCGGCGGCTCGTGTGGTGCTTCCCGCTGCGCTGCGAGGACTTGACCGACAGCAGATGACCAAAACCATCAAAAACGCACCGCTTGGGAGGGTAGACCGTAAGATAGCCTTACTGCGGTACGTTGAGCGGCTCCCACTGCCGGACATTGCAGCACAGACACATTACAGCCGGACGGCGATAGGCTACCGGCTGAAAAGCATTGATAAAATGCTGGATATGTAAAAATTCCCTGCTTTGCCGAAGTCCTGCGTGCCACGCGGGGTACGTTGTAGGCAAAGTGGGGGATTTTTGTTTTATTCGCACTAGTTTTGCCGAAATTCTTGTCTTGCGAGTCAAAATGTGATATTTTATTTTTGCTTCCAATGTGAGGCCCTTAACAGTTAAGCGCTCATACGGATTTTTCCGTATGGGCGCTTTTCTTTTTTGTCCTTCATTTGACGTTCCTTGTCTTTCGTTTTCTTCCGATGCGGTACACTGGATGCACAAGGAGGGATGTATTATGAGCTATTATCCGACACCCGGAACACCTTACGTTCCACAGCAGCCTGTCAATCCTTACGGCGGCATGGGTACAGTTGGTCTTGCTTCTCCCCTACCCAACACGCAGATGCAACAGGCACAACCGCAGCGTCCGCAGCCGATGAATGGGCAGCAGCCCGTTCAACAGTCGGCACAGGATGGCGGTTGGTTGCTTGGCAGACCTGTTTCCAGTAGGGAGGAGTTTTTGGCGATTCCGTCTGACCTATATGGCAGACCGACCTACTGCCCGGACTTGCGCAGCGGCGTAATCTACTGCAAGCGGCTCAACCCGGACACCTGCGAATCCTATGTGCAGGAGTTCTACAGCCCGGAAGCGTGGAGACAGATACAGGCACAACAGGCACAGCAGACCGCCGCACCGACACAGCAGTATGTTCCTATTGAGCAGTACAACGCCCTCGTCCACAGGCTGGATGAACTGGAAAAGTGGCAGAAAAGCTTTTCCAAGCCCGCTGCCACTGCAAAGAAAGGAGAATAACAATGTCCTCTCCGTTTGATGTGATTACGCACAGCCCAATCATGCAGCTTGCAAACCTTGCTCGTGCCGGGCAGAACCCGATGGGACTTATCCAGCAGTTGAGCGGGCAGAATGCTCCTATCATGCAGGGCTTGAACCTGATTCAGGGTAAAAACGAAGCACAGCTCCGAACGATGGCGCAGAACCTCGCCAAAGAGCGTGGTATCGACCTGAACCAGCTGGCAAGCGTCCTGAATTTGACGCTCCCTCGATAACGCATCCCTCTAAGCGAAACTCAAACGCTTCTCAGTTTTGCGGACTTGACAAAAACCGCTTTTGTTTGGCTTCGCCCATCGCATACGGCGGTGGGATAGCATAACGCAAAACTGAAAGGAGTTTTGTTATGGACGATTTTGCAACTGGCTATCTGGCTGGGCAGGACGGCGGCAATAACAACAGCGGATTTTTCGGAAACGAAGGTCTGTGGGCTGTTATTATCCTTGCCATCATCTTCGGCTGGGGTACAAACGGCTATGGCCGGAACGGCGGTGACAACGGCATGAACGCCTACATCCCCTATCTGGTCGGCACTGGCGCAACCGGGCAGGGCGGTGCAGACACCCGCGCGGCTCTGTCTGAGGGCTTCTATCAGCAGGATACCTCCCGTTCTCTGGCGGGCATCCAGAGCGGTATCTGCTCTCTGGGCTATGACCAACTGGCACAGATGAACGGCGTCAACACCAACATCGCGAACGGCTTTGCTGGCGTGAACAGCGCCATTTGTCAGCTTGGCTACCAGAACGCTCAGCTGGTGAACGGTCTGGAACGTAGCGTGTCCAACGGTGATAACGCCATCAGCCTTGCCATCATGCAGGAGGGCAACGCGCGGCAGGCTGGTCAGACCGCACTCGCCACGCAGCTGGCATCTTGCTGCTGCGAGAACAAGCAGCTGATCGGCGACCTGAAGTACACCATCGCAACGGAGGACTGCGCTACCCGTCAGGCCATCGCAGACAACGCCCGCGCTATTGTGGACAACTGCAACGCCAACTTCCGCAGCATGATGGACTACTTCACGCAGGATAAGATTGCCACTCTGACTGCTGAGAACCAGAGCCTGAAGTTCGCCGCTTCTCAGGATCGGCAGAATGCGCTTCTGACCACCGTGATGTCCCAGCAGACTGATACCATCCTGAACCGGGTCAATCCTCGTCCGATTCCCGCTTATCAGGTGGCAAATCCCAACGTGGGCGTTAACTGCTGCGGCTGCTGCTAACTCACACACTCCCCGATAACACCGGGTGAACCATCGGGGCAGGGGTAAGACACCTCTGCCCCTGATTTTTTAGGAGGAAAACATTATGGCTTGCAAAACAAGCTGCCGGCTGTGCCCGCACCTCGTCATCTCGGATGCGGTGACGTTCGCCAATGATACGCTGACCATTAACATCCCTGCTGGCGCATACCAGAACGGAGAAAAGTATTGCATCGTGGTTGCCCAGAGTATCCCGGACACGACCACCATCAACGCCCCTGTGGTCATCACCATCGGTGCAGGAACGACCGCATACCCTCTGACCGACTGCAACTGCGCTCAGGCAACCGCCGAGAGCATTCACACTCGCACCCGCTACGCTACCCGCGTTGCAACGTCTGCGACCGGCACCGGCACGTTCAAATATCTTGGCTGCTTCTGCCGCTCACACGCTGGCGCACCCGCGTCTATTTCTTAAGGAGGTATAGAGATTATGGGCAAGAACAATTTTCGCCGCATGATGATGCTCCGTGAACACGACAAAGACCGTGAGCCGGAGCGCGACCGCCTTGAGGAAGAGCGTGACCGCAGGGAGCGTGAGATGGAACGCCGTCTGCGTAAGCTGGAAGGCGGCGACGACCGCTATTCCTACTATCCGCAGGAGGAAAATCGCTACATCGACCCCTACCCTATCCCCCGCTACCCTGACGTAGAGTATGGGCGCAGAATGCCGCAAATCGGCTTCTCACAGAACGGTGACTGGGATAAACGGTCTGGGCAGTACGAACGTGGCGGTGCAGACAGCCGCTCGATCAAGATGCCACGCCAGCACCTCACCCATGATGAAGCAGAGGAATGGTGCGACAACATGGTGAACGCTGACGGCACGAAGGGTTGTCATTGGACGTTGGAACAGACGCAGGACGTTGCCAAGCAGCGTAACATCAACTGTGACCCGAACGATTTCTGGGCTGTCATGAACATGATGTACTCGGATTATTGTCAGGTCGCAAAACGTCAGTCTGTTGACACTCCGGGCTTCTACGCTGACATGGCAAAGGCGTTCCTTGAGGACGCAGATGCCGCAGACGGCAAGGCATATCTCTACTGGGATTGCATTGCCGATAAGTAAAGAAGAACCCCTGCGTAATCAGTAATGGTTACACAGGGGTGTTTTTCGCTTATCGGATTGTTGTTATTCCTCTATCTTTCATATACTCGATAAAATCCTTTGCTGGCATTCTCTCCGAAAGTTCTTTCATTGTGTATTGACGAGTTTCTTCAACCCAGTGCTTCTTTTCTTCAATGCCAGACAAATCATGGACTGTATACCATTGCGTCTTTGAACTATCAAGACCATTTGAAAGGAATTGAACTTTGAACCAGTTTGGACGTTTCTTTCTAGCAAACCAGTTCAGCTTTGCGAATTTTATCCATGCAATGTTTTTGTAGTTTCCTTCTTTTTGTCCTTTGCTCTTAAAATTATCTTTTATTTTCTTTAAGCTAACATAGCTGGTTTCAACGCATTGGTTTGGCATATATCTTATGCGCCAATCTTTATTTCGAAAGACCATTTTGTCCTCGTATATACTTTCACATGCTCCATTGAGATACCAGTGCGATTCGTAGTGCCCTAACACTTTTTGTTCCATATGTTTCCTTTCTCCCCTGTGCGGTCATTACGACTACACAGGGGTTTACTATTGGAAAAGCTAGGCGGGGTGACGGTTCCCGCATCTCCTAACGATGGGTGATAGCTGCCTGTTCTATCCTCTAGCATTTTCCTTATTCCCAAAGTACGGATTTGGCTTTTATGTCAAATAGGTCTTGCGGATGGAATACAAGGCTCTTGTCAAGTTCCACCACTCCGACAATGGAAAACTTGCCGGGAACTTCTCGCTCAATTCTTGCTTTTGCTTCCTCTTTGCTGTTCGCAAACAAGACGAACGGTGCTTGGAAGTGTCTGCGCTTTACGTCATCATCGTACTGGATTTTGACCCAATAAAAGTTTTCGCCCCCTACTTCTTTCGGTGTTAAGTATTTTTTGACACTTGAGACATCGTAAGTGCAATACCCGATACACTGCGGGTTTCCGTATTTCTCCATAAAATTGTCGTTCCCAATACGAGTTGCCAAAACCATGTGAACGTCTTTCCAACCAACACGGTCATCATTGACCGGTTTATCGTCCATAATAATATCATCAGGGTCTATCACTTTCTTGCCAACCGCTAAATTCCAATTATTTGCAATATAATGTATCATCTGATACCAGTTGTCAAATGTTTTTACTTCTTTCATGGCATCTTCCAAAGAACCACGATGAGGTCTATAAACAATCATACGTCAATCCTCCAACTCAGTTCTTTTTATCCAATACAAACTTTGCAAATTCTTCAATTTCTTCCAAATTTACGATTATTTCATACCATCCTGCTGAATGCCCTTTATCGTAAGCGTACTCCCAAATTTTTTCCGCTTTCTTTTCTGAAATCTCAAAGCCGACTTCTTCTTGAATTGTCTTATAAATTTCTGCGTAGATTTCATCCCTACGCTTCATTTTCTCTTGATTCAGTCGCTTAACTTCATTGTCGTAATCATCGTTGTTCTTTTGCGCTTGCTCTTTGTTCCACTTTACAGACTTATCTTCGTCAAATACAAAATTCGATGGAACTCGCTTGAAGCCATAAGGCTTGCATCCCATATTTGCCATTGCTTCAAATTTCTGCCCAATATCAATCCATACGTCATTCATCTAAGAAATCCTCCAATTCAATCTTTCCCTCTGCTGCTGCGACCGCCAGAGCGTACACGAACTGTCCAATCGTCATTCCGTGTCGCCTTGCTTCACGGTTGATATACTTGCGTTCTTCCTCGCTCATAAGGATGGTAATGCGCTTTGAACGCTTGCCATCACCACTTGCAACGCCCTGATGCGATTCCGGCATCGGGATTTTTTTCTTTGCCAAACCAGCTTCTGCTAGTGCGCCGAGAACATTGCCCTGTTCGATAAGACGTTGAACTTCCTTCGCCTGTTTCAGCTTCTTCGGCTTACTTTCGCTGACTATGGCGTTGTTCGGCTGTGTTTCGCTGTCTTTGGCTTGCTTCGGCTTAATACCGCTTAACTGTGCTTCATTGTGCTGTGCATGGCTGTCTGTGGCTTCACTGGGCTTAATCTGTGCTTGTTCGGCCACGTTCGGCTTTGCTTGGCTTACTTCTTCTTCCTTTGGCTCACTTCGGCTTAATACATTCTCAGAAAAAATAGGCTGAAAATCGAACCCGCCAAGCAGACCTGTGGATTTTTTGCTAGTTGATTTCATCAGCCCTCACCTCCAACAAGATACTGCGCCAACGCCTTGAAATCCTCTGCGCTGGTACTCTTTGCCGTGTCGCCGCTGAACAGGCTGTGCCGCTCTGCCTGAGCCTTACGAACGCCCATAGACGGTCTAATCTTCACGTCCAACAGGGTTGTGCCCATGCTCTGTGCAATCACAGGAAGCTGCTCCACAACCTCTTTGGACAGGTTCTCCCTGCTTTTGTACTGGTTCAGAAGCAGACCTTCAATCTTCAAAGTTGGGTTGAAATATCTACGAACATCACCGATGGTCTGTGAAAGCTGGCTCAAACCAGCCAGTGCGTAACGGTCTGCTGTGATAGGTACGATAATGCTGTTGGCGGCGATCAGTGCGTTCACAAGCGCAAGGCCGAGCTGCGGGGGAGTGTCCAGTACAATGTAATCGTACTGCTCGGATACACTTTCAAGGGCTTCTCGCAGTCGGAAGTTCTTACCCATGTCCCGGACAAGCTGCTCGTCAATGTCCTTCAATGCGCTGTCAGACGGAAGAATGTCACCGGCTTCACAGTGCTGGATTCCTTCCTCTACCGTGCCCTGCCGGGTCATCACGTCAAACAGTGTGCATACATCCTCTGTCTGTGCGCCGTAGGTGTCCGTTGCGTTGCACTGGGCATCGCAGTCCACCAGTAAGACCTTCTTGCCAAGCAACTGCAACGCACCAGCCAGACAGGTGCTTGTGGTGGTCTTTCCTGTGCCGCCCTTTTGGTTGGCGACAGCTATAATTTTTGCCATTTTATCACTCTTTCATTATTTCAAATAATACATTGGGGCGTCTTTCATGAGGAGCAAAACTATATTTCCAAACCGTTTATGTGCTTCTTCAACAATCATGTTTTCCAAAGCTTTTATATCTGGGCAATCAGATTCCACTGAAAATTCATAAAGAATCGACTTTATTGGCAATCTCCCTTCTTTTTCTCTCCATTCATAAATTTCGTTACATAAAGATATTATTTTGTCGCTATCCTGCTGCTTTATATAAGTCTCCACTGCCCCTATGGTCATGTTTATCTCCTTTCTACTTTTTCTACCTATTCTGCATAATGCGCTACATCTAGCTACTCAAGATAATCGAACCCGAATGTCGCAAACTTGCTTAATTGCGAATCTTTGATAACTGTCCGAAGGTAAGCTTCTGGCACTTCAACATCCGGTTTGCCCTTTACGGCTTGCTCGTATGCGCTCTGCACAATGTTCACAACAGCATCCTTCTTCTTGTCTTTGCGAATATTCGGGTATTCAGATTTTATTCGCCTTGCCACAGACCTTGCAATGCTTGCACACTGCTTTTCGTCAACGCCCGGCATCAGGCTTGCCCAATCAACATCTTCATATGCGCCGGTTCTAGGGCTTTTTACGGGCTTTTCACTATCAGAAGCATCTCTCAAGGGTGTTGTCTCAATCTCGCTGGATTCGACATCTATGACCGGCTCAGAACGTTTTATCTTTACGTCAAAGATAACCGATACTATTCTGTGCCCAACAGTCCGTTTTTTGTACGATACAGAAATGTCGGATATCTCATTGATTTCAGCAACAGCGACATCCAATACTTTTGCTCTAAAAAATTTGAACTGGTCATAACTGCTTGCTGTCGCACCAAGCTGCTCCTTCAGCTTCTTGATACTAATTTCATGCCCCTTCGACCCCATGTTCAGCCAGTCCCGAAGAATCGAATAGAGCAAGATGCTATACTGAGACTTCATGCTTGCCGTGTATCGCAGACGATACCGAACATACCCTTTTTCTGCAATATCAAAGAACACAGGCTGCAACAAAGGATTGCACCTTATTGAAACCATGTATGTAAAGCACTCCGGGTCAAATCGAATCTGCGCCATAGCAAACAGGGTGTACAGAGTGTATTCGTCTTTCCCTTCAAGAGGGACGGCTACTGTGTTCTCAATGAAGTGCCTAAGCTGTTGCTTCAAATCTTTACTGTTCAGACGGATACCTAAGAAATCGCAGTATTCTTTTAGCGTGAACTGAACAGTTGCACTTTCAGGGTCGCGAGGGTTGATTCTTGACAGGTATACTTCTAGCAGGCGAAGTTCTCCAGCGGTATAGTCCCTGAACTTTGCCCACACAAGAGCCTTGCTCTTTTCCACGAGATTGTTCATTGACAAGTCTCCCAAGTTCTCACATCCTTCCCACTTGTTGATACCAGTATATCACAGCACGGTTGAATTATCAAGACTTCATTTCTACCATCATGCAGATTTGGTATACCTGTCTGTGCAGATTTTGTATACCTCTATGCAGTTTTAGTATACCTTCGTGCAGATTTGGTATACCTCCTTACATATATTAAACAAGATACTAAACAAGAGAGATAAATAACATCTACTAAATAGCAAAGAAGCAGACACTTTTCAACACACACTTCTTGAATTTTCAAATCTTGTTGAAAACAACAGCATCCAAAGCCAATAAATGCAAGCCATAATCAAGCCGAGAGACGCACCATCTACGGTTAAGCACATTAAACGAGGACAAAAAGTGGATGGAAAGGTATACAAAAACTGCACATAGCATTCTTTCGATAGCGATTTTATTGCGCAAAAACACAAATATACGATAATACGTTATTATTGCGCAATGATGTTCAACTATGTGTACAGCATGTATGAACTAAAGGTATACTAAATCTGCATGAAATGGGACAAAATGTGCGCAAAATTAAACGTACTTACGTTGTTAGTGTTTTCTAACGTGTACAAAAAGTGGATGAAAAACTTTTAATTCAATGCTATGGGGGACAGATTGACAAGCCGACCAATCACAGGCAATAGATTGACGGTAATTCGTTATTTATTCCGCTCAAATGTTGTCGATTTACAGCCCATGGGGGACGGATTGACAAGGAGAATTTGCCCGATAGGTGTACAAAAAGTGGATGAACGTGGACAAAATGTTCTGCAAAAACTGCGATAATTCGACAATCAGCGCAAAATATTTTCTTCGTTGATGGTATAAGAATCGTTTCGCTTCATGGCCGCAGCTTCCCCACAGTCCTGTGCCTGATATAAAATCTGCATATTGGGCTGTGTTCCGTCTGGGTCTGGGTCGGTTTTTGTGGCCTGTGCCATTTCATAATGACCTGTGACGGTGCGGCAGACAGACACACGATCACGCAAAGTCGTGTGAAGGTTGGCTACCATTTCGCATAGAACAGCAAGGTAATCTGAGCCGTGATTGCCATAGATCAGATAACACAGCAGGTCAATTTCCTGCGGATGGGCTTCTTTGATATGCTCTATCAGCGTATCTCTCTTTCTCTCGGTGCTGGCATCGCCAGCCAGACTTTCCAATAATCCGGGATGCAAACAGGCATCTATGTACGGTTTGGCCGCAACACCGCAGCACACGAACCACTTTATGATAGTGGGAGCATCTGGGGTCATTGTCCCTTGCTCGTAACGAAAAATGGATGTCCGGCCTACACCCATTTTGTCCGCAAGCTTCTGTTGGCTAAGTCCGGATTCCGCTCTTGCCATCTCTAACGCTTTTGCCACTCGTATCCTATAATCATCCATAAATACCCCTCTTTCGACAAAATGATATAAAATCAAAGAAATTTAACTGATATATTGTTCAAAATGTGAAACAATAATTGAAAAAATTCGCTGTTTCATTGAAACAGCGAGATGTGGTATAACTGTATTGTCAAAAATTTCCAAAGAGAAAGGAAACACAAAATGAAAGAAACTGCAATCTGGAACCATGAACGTATGCCAATCATCGACGGAATGCCCGCCAGCGTTCCCGATGGGCAGCCACACACACCTGAACCGTGGGAGGAAAGTTAATGAACCGAACTGTAGATACTCTGATTATCCCATACGCCCGCAGACGGACGCTGGAGCTTGTCCTGAGCCTTTCGGGGTACGAAGCTGATAAAGATGCTTACCTCGAAGCAAAAGGCATCCTAGAACGCGCCGCAGCCGCCTTAGACGATGGGCGTGACCCGGCAGATAGCATCGAACGCATTGACGGACAGCTCGTAGAGCTGTGATTGGAGGAAAGATGGATAGGCACTGTCCCTTTTGACTTAAACGCTCATGGGTTTCCAGACGGAAGTTGTGGATGCACAGAAAATTGAGCATTTTTACACTATTTTCTAACTAGTTGTTAAAAACGCCTTGAACTTACAATAAAATGATGTAAAATGGGTTCAAATAAACATCCGCACTTACTGATCGGGAGGATATGCCATAATGAGCGAGCAGGAAAGAGCCAAGATTGACCAGTTTATCACATGGTTGCTGGAACACCCAGAGAAAATTCCAGTAGCAGAACAAGCGCTAGACCTAAAGTAACAGAAAACCCCTTGCGCAGAGCTACACCAGCCCGGCACAAGGGGTTTTTATTTTACCGGGCATGAACGTCACATCTTCTCGATCAGGTTCATCAGCGCTTCACGCTGTTCCTTCGGCATAGATTCAAGCTTTCTTCTAATCCGCTCCACTGCTGCATCGACTTCACTTTGCGGCTGCTGGGGCGAGTTTTCTTTTTGGCTACCAGTCAGTTCTTCAACTGTAACGCCTAGCGCGTTGGCTACTGGCGAAAGCATTTCATCTGGAAAATCCCTGTCGGTAGTCAGCATTTGAGAGATATAACCTCTGCTTTTTCCGATTTCTCTGCACACAAAGGATATATTCACACCTTTATTGGCAGCGATTTTCTTAGCTCGCTCCACATTGCGCATAGAAAAAGACCTCTCTTTTTGTGCAAATAGCCAAATGTTCACAGAATTGAAGATTGACTATTGAAAAATAGCCACTTGGCTAGTATAATATGAAGCACAGGGCAAACAAAAACCAAGACCCCTGACAAATCTATCGGGAAGTCGCTGGAAAATGTTCACTTTGTACCTCGCAACTACATAGTAGCATATTTTCTAGTAAAATGCAAGCCCAGAAAGGAGAATGGCTAGTGAATCTTTCTAAAATCGACGAGTTTCGCAAGCTGCATGGTCTGTCTCGTACTGACTTGGAAGTAGTTGCTGGTTTGAGCAACGGCGCACTGGGCAAGTGGGAACGCTCCGCAAATGGGCCGAGCATTCGACAGCTTGTGAAAGTCGCTGATTACTTTCGCGTGTCGGTGGACGCTCTTCTTGTAAGAGATAAGCAGTAAATCATAAGAAAGGGTTAAAAATGAACGACATTATCTTATCTGTGCAGAATGGTGAGCCTGTGGTTTCCAGCCGTCAGATTGCAGAGAGCTTCGAGAAGCGTCATGACCATGTGATGCGTGACATCGAAGATATTATGAAGGGTCTCCCCAAAAATGGGGACACCCACATGTTCTTCAAAACCGAGTACACCCACGAGCAAAACGGTCAGACCTACTCCATGTACCTAATGAACCGTGACGGCTTCACCTTGTTGGCTATGGGCTTCACCGGAAAGGCTGCTCTTGAGTGGAAGCTCAAGTACATTGCAGCGTTCAACGAGATGGAGAAGAAGCTGACCGAACAGCCGCAGCTCACTCGCTCGCAGCTTCTTGCAACTGCACTGATCGCAGCGCATGAGGAGCTGGAAGAGAAAGACAAGCAGATTAAAACCATGAAGCCGAAAGCACTTTTTGCTGACGCTGTGAGCGCAAGCAGCCAGAGCATTCTTGTTGGTGAAATGGCAAAGCTGCTGTCTCAGAACGGCATCCAGATGGGGCAAAACCGGTTGTTTGCATGGATGCGTGAGAACGGATACCTGATCAAGGACAGAAAGCGGACGGACTACAATATGCCGACCCAGAAGTCTATGGAACTTCACTTGTTTGAAATTAAGGAAACGTCCATTGCGCACTCAGACGGACATACTTCCATCAACAAAACCCCTAAAGTGACTGGTATCGGGCAAGTTTACTTCGTTAATCTGTTCTTGAGAGCAGAGAAAGGCCAGAGAACGGAGGAATGAGTATGGAAAGGTATCTGACCATTAAAATTGACCTTGAGTACCCCGAAGAAGCCAAGTTCGCCATCGACGCTGCGGCCGATGCCTACTCGGACTTTAAACGTGAGCAGTCGGTAAGGCGCTTTGTGGAGAACGGTTGTACTCCGGAAGACGCAGAGAAAATCGCAAAGTTCATCCAGTTTCTCGATCAGTGCTTTTCCGAACACAACGAAAGAGTCTTGAGAAAGGCAAGTGAGTCAGATGGAGGTTAAGAGCTGCGAACGCTGCGGAGCGCCTCTCGGCGAAGTCATCAAGACAAAACGGTATTGCAAAGAATGCGCAGTATTAGCTAGGAGAGAGAATCAAGCAGCGCGACGCGCTCCATATGGCGTCGTTCCGTGCGAGTGGTGCAAAAAGCCGATGCGCAAGCTGTATGAATGTCAAAAATATCACCAGAAATGCGCAAATATAGTAAAGCGTAGGCAGATGGCCAAGTGGTGGAAAGAGCATTCGGATTATATCAAGTCTCCCACCCGCAAGGCTAGACCGGAAGGAAACCAGACGGAAGAAAAGCCTAAGCCGAAGTACACCATCAAACAGATGAACGATAAAGCAAAAGAGCTTGGAATGAGCTACGGCCATTACAGCACTTTGTTTGCACAAGGAAAGGTAGACCCTCCTGATGAACGGTAAATACTACGGCCAACGGGAAATCCGCTGGTACAACCGGGAGAAAGACCGGCTGGAGCACATCCAACGCAAGCAAAGGATGGCAAACAATGAAGAAAGCAATAAGCAACTTCAACAAAAGCAGTCCGTGGCGGAAGCGCTGGCAAAAGCGTGAATCTTTAAGACTGGAACATATCGAGAAAGAAAGAGTGAGCAAAAATGAAAAAAATCAAAGTCAGAATCACATTCACCGAAGCGGTTCTCGGCACTTGGCCTAGCAACCAGAACATTGCGCGAGAGTTCATTGCCAGCAAGTCCCCGGACGCAAGCACTATCGAGGACGAAGTTGCCGCTCTTGGCGCTGATGCTGTGGCAGATAAGGGCATGACCGTGTTCCCTCGCAACGAGAACGGCAAACCCATCCTGTATGACTACCAAATCAAGGGCTTCTTCAAGGATTCTTGCGGTATGCTGGGTCGTATCGGTGGCAAAACCGAAACTGGCAAGAAGAAGGCCGTGAACGAAAGCGGCAAGTTGACGGCCTACAAGAAGGTCATTGATGGTCTGATTTTCGTTCAGCCCCGCATGATTTCCATTCATGTGAACGGTGAGATTACCGAGTGCCAGCGCCCTCTCCGCGCCCAGACTGCACAGGGTGAACGTGTAAGCCTTGCCAACAGCGAGCAGATTCCCGCTGGCTCGACTTGCGAGTTTGAAATCGTTCTTCTGGACGATTCTCACGAGAAGGTCGTGCGTGAGTGGCTGGACTACGGTGCTCTGCGTGGCATCGGTCAGTGGCGCAACAGCGGCAAAGGCCGTTATACCTACGAAATCCTCAATTAACCGCTATGGCAGGGTAAGGCTGTGCTGCACTAGGTGTGGAACGGCAACGGAATAGTGACGATTGGCTCAGAAATGCTAAGGCAACGCTTGGAGACGAAGCGACTTGAGCGGCAACGGCGATGCGCTGATTTGATTGGATCTGCAAAGGCATGGCGGAGCAAGGCTCAGACGAGCAATGGAATCGCATGGAACCGACACGAGCGGCGCAGCAAAGGCTATGGATGCAAGGCGTAGCTTTGATAAGCAATGGCAAAGAATAGAAACGATAGGCTAAGGCATTGAGTAGCTAGGAGCAGAAAAGCAAAGGCAAAGCATGGTATAGCCGTGATTTGCAATGGCGAAAAACGAAAGGAGACAAGATGAAAGCATTTATTGAAGTTGCCCTGATGTGGGGCATAGCACTGGCGGTGGTTTTGGCGGTATTTCTGTTGAACTTCTGGATGGTGCATCACATCGGAATTCTGGTAGGTGCATCAGCTGCCCGTGGAATCATCGCGGCGTCTGTGGCGATGGCTACGGCATGGATACTGAGTTTTGGAGGTAATAAGAGTGAAAAGCCTGAAAGCTAATGTCCTTTGTACGCTTGGAATCGCGTTAGCAATCTTTTCGGTAGGATGCGGCGATGCAATTCAGAAAAGCCAAAGCGTGGTAGCAATGTTTGGATACGTTTTCCTTTCGTGTAGCTTCCTCGCCGCAGCACTCGTCTTGTGTGCCATTGGGGTCAGCTCTGAAAATGAACGTATCGAACGGGAAAATCGCAAAGTAAAACGCATTCCTCACCACACCAGCGAGTGGAGGGATGCACAATGAAATGCCCGATGTGCGGTAGCGACAACATTACAACGGTTGACAGCCGGTCAGACTATGACAGCATCGCTCGACGCAAGAAGTGCCTTGTATGTAACTACCGGTGGTCTACCATCGAAATCGACAAAGACCAGTGGCACAGTGCACTGCAAATCAAAGAGGAACGCAAGAGAGGGAGACCAAAAGATGATTAACCTTGACAGATTCGGCGGCGTGACCGAGCCGGAGGACGGCGTGTACTTTATGACCAACGAGCAGATGGCAGAAGCCAAAGAAGCTGACAGGATGGCCGAAATCGAAGATTTGCAGTCCGAAATCGATGACAGGGAAGCGGAGTTGAAAGACCTCCGCGCACAGTTGGCAGAACTGATGGCTGGTTGATTTTTGTACAGCCGTATTAAGCCAAAGGAAGAACAATGAAGCCTAATGAAGCCGAAGAAAGGAAAGAAAAATGGCAGTATTAGTAATGGTCTACGGTCACTCCGGCAGCGGTAAGTCCGCTTCGCTTCGGAACTTTGACCCGGAACAGGTTGCGGTCATCAACGTGCTTGGCAAGCCGCTGCCGTTCCGTAGCAACATGAAAACCTATATCACCAACGACTACGGAAAGATTGATGCTGCAATCCACAGCACCAAGCGTAAGTCCATCGTCATTGACGATGCCACCTACCTTATGACCGGCGAGTTCATGCGAAACGCAAAAGTCGCTGGATACCAGAAGTTTACCGACATGGCAGCTAACTTTAACACTCTGCTGATGCGGGCGAAGGAACTGCCGGACGATGTTGTGGTCTACTTTTTCGGTCACAGCGAGCGTGACGGAGACGGTGGCGAGAAGTTCAAGACCATCGGCAAGCTACTGGACGAGAAGGTCTGCGTGGAAGGGTATTTCACCATTGTCCTGAAAACTGTTGTGCAGGATGGGCGATACCTGTTCAGCACTCGCAACGATGGGATGGACACCGTGAAAACCCCTCTGGGAATGTTCAACGATGCGCTGATCGAGAATGACCTTTCCGCCGTAGACAAGACCATCCGTGAGTATTACAACATCCCGGTTCAGCCGGATAACAAAGGAGAGTAACAGATGAAGAACATCAACTGGAATGACGTGCAGGAAGCCACCGAACGCCGTGACTTGCCTGTTAGCGGCTATGTTGCCGGTATCTGCAAGGCAACGGACGAACCCGCAAAGGAGCGCCTGAACATCGAGTGGGAAGTCGCAGAGGGCGAGTTCAAGGGCTATTGGCGCGAGCAGACCGCTTCCCTTATCGAGCGTGGCAAGCTGAATCCGGGTGAATGGGCATGGGGCGGCAAGACCATCAAGAGCTACAAGGAAAAGGCGTTGCCGTTCTTCAAGGGCTTTATCACCGCTGTGGAGCAGTCCAATCCCGGCTACAAGTTCAACAACGATGAAAAGACTCTGCGTGGCAAGCTGGTCGGGGTGGTTCTCCGTGAGGAAGAGTACATGGGTAACGATGGAAACATCAAGACGAAGCTGGTCGTTGACCGCTTCACCAGCGTGGACAAGATTCGTTCCGGCGACTATGAGGTCAGACCGAAGAAAACGCTGGCTGGCGGGTCTGGCTCCGGCTACTCGCAGGGCGGGAACGATGACTTCTCCGTGATTGACGATGATGGTTCGTTGCCCTTCTGATTGGAGATGCGCATGAATCGGGAAGAAAAAACGCATTGGACGCAAGATAAAATCTTGCTGTATGTGAAAGCCTGTATGTCTGCCACTGGTTTAACCAGAATGCCATCAAGAAGTGAATTGAGCGAGTATTACGGAAACGACAAGTTGACAAATGCAATTCGCCGTTTTCCGGGTGGCTATTACAAAATAGCTGAAATCCTTAATATCGAAATGAAAGAAAGCGAAACGCAATTCGGAAAGTATGGCGAAGACCTTGCTACAAAACTGCTGGAAGAACATGGATTTGCGGTTGAGCGAATGTCAACTAGATACGCCTATGACCTTTATGTTAATGGCAGCGTTAAGGTTGATGTGAAAACAGCAAGGCCGAGCAAAGCAAATAAGAGTTTTTGCTATTCGTTTAACCTTGAAAAACGCTTTCCGACTTGTGATGTTTACTTTTTGATCGCAAAGAGCGAAGAAAAAGAAAGCATCTACATAGTTCCTGCATCTATCAACCAGACGCAGATTGGGCTTGGCACTGGAACGACCGTGTATAGTAAGTATCAAGACCGATATGACATTATCGCTGATATGAGCAAGGCTTTTGCTTCTGCAAAGTCATGACCGCCTACCTTATATAAGAGCTGCGCTATCTGGCTGGACGGGCGTTTGGGAAGATGAAACACTTGGGCGACATCACAAAGATTCACGGCGACCAGATAGAACCTGTGGACTGCATCACGTTCGGCAGTCCTTGTCAGGGCTTATCTATGGCGGGGAAAAGGCTTGGATTTGACGACAACCGTTCCGTGTTGTTTTTGGATGCTGCAAGAATCATTAAGGAAATGAGGACAGCCACTAATGGAATGTATCCAACTTTCGCTGTTTGGGAAAATGTGCCCGGAGCATTCAGCTCCAACAAAGGAGAAGATTTCAGAGCCGTGCTGGAAGAACTTGCCCGCGTGGAACAACCAGACGTTTCAATTCCTCGACCTTCGGGTAGGGGTGGTAGATGGAGCAAAGCTGGAGCAATCGCCGAAAACGGATGGTCTTTGGCATGGAGACAGCTCGATGCTCAATATTGGGGAGTTCCCCAACGCCGAAAGAGAATCGCGCTTGTCGTGGATTTTGGAGGTCAACGTGCCGGAGAAATACTATTTGAGCGAACGAGCGTGTCAAGGGATTCTGACGAGAGCATCCCGGCGTGGAAAACCTTTGCCCGAACTCCTGAAGCAAGCGTTGCTGGATATGATCGAATGGTGGAATCCGGGAACTCTATCACAGGTGATGCAGAAAGTGAAGGAACAGGAAGGTCTGGAGGAAAAGGAACTGGACGAGTATTGGAATCAGACCATCGAGAGACTTCGACTCGATGCACAGAACCCGCAGCCTACACTCTAAAAATCCGTTCTGGATGTGAGGGTGGCGGTAAAGGCGCTCTGGTTCAAACTGAATTGAGCGCAACGATTTCTACGTTGCAAGACCAGACGTTGTTTCAGCCTGTTGTTTATGATGCTCGTGGAAACGGCGATGGAAAAATCGTACCGACCATTACAGGCGACCACGAAAACAGAATCACAGATTACACGGCCATTGCAATCGAACGCAAGACCTTCAACGAACAGTCGTTCAGCCACTACAAGGAAAGCGACAAATGCTCAACCTTGAAAGCGAAAGCAGGGAACATCGGCAATGGCAGCGAGTGCCTGATTGCAGAGAAAGCCATCCGCTGGATTGTTCGCCGCTTGACCCCTGTTGAATGTGAACGGTTACAAGGCTACCCTGACGATTATACCAACATTGGTGACTGGACGGACAGTAAAGGAAAGAAGCACAAATACGCTGACAGCCCACGGTATAAGGCTCTGGGCAACTCAATCGCTTTGCCACAATGGTTTTGGCTGGTGCAGAGGATGCGCCCATATATGAAAGAAAAGCCTACGCTAGGCAGTCTGTTCGATGGTCTGGGCGGTTTCCCTTTGGTCTGGCAAAGAGCATACGGCGAGGGTACTGCACGCTGGGCAAGCGAAATCGAAAACTTCTGCGTAGCTGTAACAAAAAGGAGATTTGGCGAAGAATGATTACCTGCTGCAAAGACTGCACATCACGCCACCAAGCTTGCCACGACACCTGCGAGAAGTACAAAGAAGAGAAGAAAGACTTCGAGGAACGCAAGGCGTTCGTGTATGAGCTGAACCACAGCCAGAGCGTGTACCACCGTGATTATGAGGACAAGCACCGGGAACGTGGCAAGAAACGGTTTCTCGGAAGTGAATTTGGAGGTGAACGAGGATGAGAAATCCATCGAAGAAAACGATGAAACACATCGCTTCTGTTTTGAACAGCCATTGCAGATTTGATTCAAATAAACAGATTTTGGTTCCGTTTGAAAGTAGTCCGCTTTCTTGCATTTGGTATGGGTTCAAACCACATAGCGGTAAAAAGATGGTCGGCTATATCCTGAAAGACAGTTACAAGTATCCGTGCGAAAAATCTATTATCCGAAACGGATTGATGGTGGAAATCAAATACCCGGAACAGATTTTCGCGCCCAGAGCATCATCACTTAAGCTGGCAAAACAGATGACAGAAAGAATGATTAAGAGAGGAATGCTTTATGTTTATCCATACACATGGAGAAGAAAACGATGGACGGGCTGATTTATGAACACCGGCAAGCAGTTTGAGGCAGATTTCAAGGCATCCGTCCCATCCGATGCGTGGTGCTACCGCCTGAAAGACAGTGCTGCCACCTACTACGGCGGCAACGAGAACCTGTCCTTTTCCATCGATAACATCTGCGATTTCCTTGTGTACCGATACCCGATGAACCACCTGTTTGAACTGAAAACCATCGAAACGCCCTCTATCCCTTTGGAAAAGGTGTTCGGTAAGTACGACAAGGCAAAGTGCAAATACCGCAAGGAAAAACACATCACTGACATGGTAGATGGGATGGGGTACAGCGGTCAAACCGCCCATGTGATAGTCAATTACAGGGCGGTCAACCGCACCTTTGCAATCCCTGCCAGCAAGGTTCTGGCGTTCCGTTACAACGAGAACCGGAAGAGCATCCCTTGGCAGTGGGCAGAGCAAGAGGGAATAGAGGTCAAAGCAAAAAGGCTGCGTGTTCATTGGCGATATGACGTGGATGGGCTACTAAAGAGATTGGAGAAAGAAAATGGCAATGGTATTTAAGTGCGACCGATGCGGTGAAATCTATAACTATACACCTCCTGATGCGAATGGAAATCGCAAATCAAATGCGGTGATTTTTATTGATAACACTCCATCTGGTGAACAATGGAGATGCGATGACCAAGTAGGGGCGATTCAACTTTGCCCGTCCTGTATGAAGCAACTGAACGACTGGCTAACACCTGATGAACAGAAGCCCGACACTGGAAACAAAAACAAGTGGAACAGCATGAATGTTCAACCGCAATGCGGTGAAGCTGTCGAAATAAAGTTTGAAAACGGCGACCTTGACCTTGCATATCGCAAGTACGCAGACAAGCGTTGGTTTCAAAGTAGTGGAGAATGGGTTGCAAGCGATTCCAAAATCGTTGCATGGCGATACCTTTATTGAAAGGAGAAATAAGATGAGTAAGCGCAGAAACCGCCCCTCGTCTGGCAGACAGGCAATGTCAGCAAACCTCCGCAAAATCGCACGGCAGAACCAGTTGTACGGCTTCCGCATGGCTCTGGATGGAATCGCCGCCACATGGGGCGCACTGATTCAGAACCTTCGGTGCGATGCAGACCTGACCGATGAACAGGTGCAGAAAATCATCCGCATCGGTGACAGGTATTGGGAGATGGTCGGCAAGTTCAAAGAAGAGGACATGACCCCTGACGAGTTTGCGGATTACATCACCGCAAAGTCAGAACAGGTCGAAAAAGAGCTGAGAGAAAGGTGGAGCTAACAATGTTTGAATTTGCAACTCGCTGGCTGGTCTGCCTAGTCCTGCTGGCGGTGGTAGTTCAGTCCGAACGGACAATCAAGAACGCGACAGACAACCTGTTTGAAGAACGTCAGGCAATGCTTGTCTGGCTGTTCGTCAACGTGTGTCTGGTCGTTTGTACGGCTGTTGTGATGGGGTGGAGGTAAAAACATGAACAGATATGACATTGAAAAGAGAATGGAAAGAAGTCGTAGAAAGTTTGCGATTCTGCAAGGCGTTGTGATCGCTTTTATTGCAGTCGTGGCGGTTTCGTCTATCGTATTTTCCATCTTTATGTATAAGGGCTTGTTTTCCGCAGACATTCCCGAATGGATGAAGTGGGCGTTTGTGTTTCTTGGGAGGTAAAAATGGAAATTCGTGGAGAGCATGGCAAACAGAAAGTTCGTTTTGATTCGCTCAAGGAAGGAGAGCCGTTTTACTACAATAGCGAGCTTTGTATGAAGACAAGCGAGATTACGTGCAGCCCCATCTTTTGCGGCGGCACTATATATAACTGCGTGTCGCTCCGTCACGGCAGGATTATGAGCTGCTCCGATGATGCGATGGTCGGCGTTGCAAGAGTTCATATCGAAAAGGAGTACTGATGGACAACGAACTTTACTGCCCGATGAAGATGACCAGCAATCCGCTTGGGCGGTGCGTATGCGAGAAAGAAAAGTGCGCATGGTGGATGTCAGGCGAAAACTGTTGTGCCGTCCTCAATATGTCAAAAGCCTTAGATTACATGGGCGATAGACTTGTTCACTATTAAACCGAAATGAGGTGAGAACTCTTGGCAACACCCCCGAAGCGTGGTCGTGGCAGACCGCCACTGACCGAAGCTGAAAAGAAAAAGCGTGAGAAGCGGGCGCAAAAGGCGAAAGAAGAAGCCGCTGCGAAACGTGAGAAAGAGCGAGAGAAGAAGAAACAACAGATGCTTAACAAGCGGAAATCTATCCGCTCACAGGTGAGTAAAAAGGTGAAAGAACAACAGGAGTTAGCGATCACGAGGTCTAAGATGCTGAACACAGGCGATTTGCAGTCGAGAATCGGTGATGAAGAGGACAAAAAAATCATTGGCATGATTGCAGCCAAGTATTTTGGCGACCTTCCGAGCGTGGACATGAACAACCCGATTGAAGTGCAGCAGCGCCTTGACTTCTTCTTTGACGCTTGTATCGAAGCCAGAATCTCCCCTGTGGTGGAATGGATTGCACTGGTGCTGGGCATCGAATGGGTGAGCCTGAAGCAGATTATGGCTGGCAAACGCCGTGACGACAGCTTGCAGCAGAAGTACATCTTGAAGCTGATTCTGCAAATGCAATCCATGTGGGCATACAACGGTATGTATGGTCAGGAGAATCCGGCAGAGTGGATTTTCCGAGCCAAGAACTACTTTGGTATGCGTGACAACGTGGAAGTCACCGTTGCGCCGCCTGAACAGCCGTTGGGCGATGCCCAGAGCGCAGAGCAGTTGGCTCAGAAGTACCAGACGGCTTTGCCGAAAGGAATTGACGTGGAGTACAAAGAGGTGACGGAAAATGAAACAACAGTTGGTTGACTTCTCCGACCCGATTCTTTCGGCGGTGCTGTTTATCTTGCTTAAAGACCGTACTACCGGCAAAAACATCATCTGGGCGACAGACCCACCGCCTGAACTAGGCGCAGACTTTACGGATGAAATCACGTTAGAACAAATCAAGAAGTGCCCACCAGTGCCAAGAGTTCTCAAGCGTCTGGATGAGCAGAAGCAAAGAACCAAAGCAAAAGCAGAGGTTTTCACTCCTTCTTGGGTCTGCGAAAAGATGATAGACATGGGCGAAGAAAACGGTGCGATGCCCGATATAAAGAAAGAGCCTATCAAGTACATCCATTCGACAGTTCTTGAAATCACCTGCGGAGAAGCGCCATTCCTTGTGAACCGATACGACACGGTAACAGGCAAAAAGATTCCAGTGCCAAGACAGAAAGGGCTGTTTGACCGCAAACTGAAATGTGTAAACAACTGGTTTGATTGGAATGTCTGGACATGGCACGATGTGGCAGAAGACGCAGCGACTACTACATACGGCTATGAGTGGCAGGGTGACAGCCTGTTGCTTGCAAGAGCAAATATGCTCCTGACATGGCGAGAAAACTTTAAGTGGCTATTCGGCATAGAGCCTGACGCTGGGAAGGTTCGCAACATGGCTGCTATCATCTCATGGAACGTCTGGCAGATGGATGGCCTGAAAAAGACCGTGCCCGGCACGGATATTCCGTGCAAAATTAAAGACTGGAAAACTGACAAGGAAATCCTGTTTAAGGATGTCGGGAAGGGAGAATAAAAAATGAAGTCGGTTCTGTTGAGCATCAAACCGGTATGGTGTAGCAAAATTGTACTGAAAGAAAAGACTGTAGAAGTGCGCAAGACGAAGCCGGAGGGCGTGAAGCCTCCATTCAAGTGCTACATCTACTGCACGAAAGATCAGTCGAAGATGGGCTGGCTGCGAATCGTCCCCGGCAAAGGCTGGCAGCGGTTGGATGGTACGGTCATTGGCGAGTTCGTCTGCGACAAGATTTGGGAGCTTGCACCGATATGCCGCGCCCCGGATGATGTCGAAGAAATAGCTTGCATGGACAGAGACCGCATTGTCCACTACCTGAACAAGTGTCACGGCTGGGCGTGGCATATCTCTGACCTGAAGATTTATGACCAGCCGCGCGAACTGCGGGCGTTCACAGGCTTGCAGAGCACACGGTTTGGTATGCGGCCTGTGGAAATTACCAGCCCGCCCCAGAGCTGGCGCTATGTGGAAGGATGATAATATGCAAACTGACAGAGGAATCTACCACAAGCGAGTGTGTGACCGCTGCGGAGCAGTTCTGGACGGTAGGATGATGAACCCTGACGAATACTTTAAGGACTGGGCGTGGCGCAGGGACACAGGCGACCTGTGCCCGGAGTGCTATGCAGAGTACAAGCGAGTGATCGGACGGTTCAACAGGGGAAAGAGAGGGCAGAGAAGATGAAAAATTGCGCTCTTTATAGATGCAAACAGTGCTTTGCAACCATGACGGACGAAGGCGATGTCAGAATCGACAAAGACATTGTTGATTGGATGTTTGAAAATAAAATGAAAGAAAGCAAAATTGGATTTATCGCAAAATTCAAAATAAGCGATAAAGTCCTCATTCATCGTTGCTCCAATAACACCGTTGGATTGTGTGAATTTATCGGATGGAAGGAGACGGAGGAATGAACTTCTACTGCACCACCGAACATTGCTCTTGCATGGGCATCAAGCAGTTCTCTGCTGGAAAGGCTGTTCGATGCACAGCAGAATCCTGCAAGAACAAATCTGAGCCGTCCTGTGGCTCTTGCAAATGGTACGCAGAACCTGAGGACGTGTGTGTGAACGACCAGTCAGAACACGTTGCAGACTTCGTGTGGGACGAACGTGGATGCAAGGAATGGGAGAAAAAAGAGAATGAGTAATCTTGGAAATGCGTTGATTGTGGTTTTAGCTTCTTTTCTGGTTGGAACATTTATATGTGGGATAGCATATCTCATTGAAAAAATTTTGATATGGGATATATTTTTGAACGAAATTTCCGATGAAAAGATAAAGCTTCTTGCGGATGTAATTCTCCACATTTTTACTTTTTCGATTGGATTTGTGGTCTTATATACGATGTACAAGGCAGGGGTATAAAAATGGCTAACACCCTCTGGCATCCAGCAAGCGAACAGCCACGAGAACGAACGCAGCCTTTGTTGCTTGCGACTAAGACAACGTGGCGTGATAAAGATGGAAAAATGTTGCAAGGAATCTCGCCGACAGCGTACTTTCTTGGCTGCTACGCAGACGGTCAGTTCTGGAATGAGATAGGCGAGAGACTGCCGAAAAATGTAACGGTAACGCATTGGATGCGCATTTATGCGCCGGAGGGTTGACAGATATGAGACCGATTGATGCAGATGCGCTGCGCCAGAAGATTGAAAAATGCGCTTTGGACGCAGACAGAGCTAGTTCGTTTTCGAATCCCGATGGAGGAGCTTTCTATGATGAGGTGCTGGATGCTATTGATGCAACACCGACTATTGACCCGAACATTCAGTGTCCTGTGACGCATTGAATGACGTTTCCGATGGTATAGGAGGACAATATGAGTGAAAGCCAAGTGATTTGGCACTCCATTGAAAAAGAAGGGCTTCCACCTGACGATTGCGATGCGGTGCTTGTTTCTATGCAAACCCTTATTGGAGACAAACCAGAAGTATTTGAGGCTGTTTGGAATGGTCGATGCTGGACTGATACCTACGAAGGCTACTACAATTTCGAGAAAAGCGAGTTTGGCGAAAAGTACGCACAAGTAACGCACTGGGCGTATATGCCAGAACCACCAAAGGAGGCTTGAGTATGACGAACAAGAAGTTTGGCATCATCGTTATGGACTTGAGCCTTTTTGATTTCGGGCCGAAGCCACCTTGCGGGTACATCAAGGCAAAACATATTCGCCCAGCTTACGGCAAAGGCGCAAGGCCTGTAAAGGCTCATAAGCGAATTATGAGAACAAGAGAGGGATTTAGAAAGTGAAAAAAACTTAAATTTCCTGAGGATTTCTTTGCGTACGATAACCCAGACTGCCCCGACAAGGACATTGAAAAAGCCGTGAACAGGATGAACAACTGGATGAAGGGCGAAACCTACAAAAGCAACCCTTGGTTCTTTATGGCAGCTGGTAACTATCTGATTGTCGGTCTGATCGCTGAGGACGGGCAGAAAACAATCTACGTTGCACGGCAGTATTATGAGATAGTCAACATTCCGAGCGAAGGCTGGCTGCGTGAACCTGACGCTGAGTGCCTGTTTTAAGGAGAATTAAAGATGGAAAAACTTAAGAGATGCCCGTTCTGCGGTGCGGAACCACCGACTGTAAAAGTACTTCATCCACTTGACATTAACATGGCTAATTGGGTTGTCTGCGGAAAATGCGGGGTGACCACTTCTGTAACATTTGGCAAAGAAAAAGCCATCGAAGCATGGAACAAACGCTACAAAGAGGACTGAGTATGGAGCAGGAACACAAGCCGAGAACATCAATGATTCTTCTGCTGGAACACGTCCACGCGATGGACGAGCTGACAGATGAGGAATTCGGAGCATTTGTTCGCAACTACGCACAGTACGTTGAGACTGGACTTGAGCCAGCATACGACAACGACCGTGCTATGCGGATGCTCTGGAAAGTTGTTAAAGCGTTCGATGATATGAACGTGCAGAAGATGGAAGAACGTGATAGACGTAGACGAGAAGCAAACAAGAAAAATATAAACAAGCGTTGGAACGATAAAAAATACGAAAGCATACCAATGGTATCACAGGATACGAACGGTATAAATGGTATGCCAAACATACCAACTGATACGAATGGTAGCTTATCTGTATCTGATTCTGTATCTGAATCTGATAAAAAAGAAAAATGTGAAAAGAAAAATACCAACGAAGTCAAACGCTTCAAAGCTCCGACTATCGAACAAGCCAAAGAATACTTTTCCGACAAGGGCTACATGGAATCAGAAGCAGAGCGGTTTTTTGACCACTTCACGGCAAATGGCTGGAAGGTCGGCAAATCGCCCATGAAGGACTGGAAAGCTGCTGCGCGGAACTGGATGCGTAATGTGAAGGACTGGAACGGTGGCTATCAGCAGACAATGGCTGAATTGCCTGACGAGGGAGACTTTCTGCGGTGAATATTGAAAATCAGACCCAATACATCCTGCTTGGGGCAGTCCTCACGTTCTCGGAATACGCAGATGTGCTGCAAGACCTTAAAATCGACTATTTTTGCCCTGAGTTGCGTGATACATTCGCTGCCATTCGTGGATATTGGGAACACAACGACAAGTGGAACCCGGTAGAAGTCATGGGACGGTACGATAACTGCAAGAAAGCAATGGGTGAATGCCTGGATGCCTTTGGCGCAGAGTTCATCCGCAACGTCACCCATGAAATGATGCTTGGATGGGCTAGAATCGTCAAGGAACAAGCGGCGTTGTCCAGAGCAAGAGAACTTGCGTTCAAAATCGTTGATGGCTCGACCGGATATGCAGACCTGACAGGCATTTATGAGCAGCTAGGCGAAGCCATCAACCTACACAACGAGAGAAGCGATTTCATCCCGATGTGCGATGGCATAGACAATTACATCCGCAAGCTGGATGATAAGCCAGAGTACATCAGCACAGGGCTTAGAGTGCTGGACAACAACTTGCATCTTGTGCCGGGCAACTTCGTTGTGATCGGCGGCAGACCGTCTTCCGGTAAAACAGCACTATCCCTGCAACTTGCCTGTGAAATGGCAAAAAACGGACGTAAGGTGGCGTACTTCAGCTTAGAGACCGACCCCGATACCCTCTACGCTCGTGTCATCGCAAACCAGCTAGGCGTACCGCTTCACACGGTCAAAAATAAGACCGTCAGCATTAACGAACTTGACAGACTGGCAGCCATCAAGAAATATCCACTGTTCGTGCGCTCTGCCGCTGGTAAGGGCGTTGGATGGATTAGAACGCAGTCCATCAGGATGCAAGCAAAAGTAGTGTTCATCGACTATTTGCAGCTTATCCATCAAGCCGGAGCGAAAGACCGATACAGTGCCGTCACGGAAATCAGTATGGCTCTGCATGAGTTCGCACAGTCCACAGGAACGCTGGTAGTGGCTCTTGCACAGCTCAACCGAGAGACAGCAAGAACAGGCATTCCACCGACTGCCGCAGACCTGCGAGAATCCGGGCAAATTGAACAGGACGCAGATGCAATCATCCTGCTGGCACAGAACGTGACCACGAAAAAGCGACCGGAGCCGCATTATCACTTTGCGCTTGAAAAGAACAAAGAGGGCAACGTGGGGTCGCTTGACATCACGTTCCAGATGGAGACGCAGCAGTTCAAAGAATGCGTGTGGATGTAACATCGCCCCTGCGCTCGTATCGTCACAGTAGAACAGCCAAGAAAAACAGATAACAGGGTCTGAACGATAAAGTTACCGTCTGAACCCCATAAATATTTTTCACTACACAAAATACAGGAGGAAAAGACTATGTTTGTAAACACTGGTGGAGCCATTGCCGCAATCATCGCAAATCAGAACGCTCAACGAATGCGGAGAGAAAGAGAACAGCATGAACGTGCAGAACGTGAACGCAGAGAAAAGCGTTTAGCGGAAGAACGAAACAAAACGGAAAAAGAGCGGAAGCCTTTTGACGAACTGAACATCATCCAGAAATAACGCAAAGGAGAAAACAACTATGGCGCTTACTAACATCGAACGTGAAACCATCATCATCTTCAACGCAGCGGAGGATACCGCAGAAGTCTACACAGCAGACCCGGTTTACATTCGCAAGCTGGACAAGCTCTGTGAGCAGTTCCCCGATACGTACAAGTTTATGGAGGAGCTGTCTGCCAAGCGGTGCAAGGAATCCAAGACCTATTCGATGCCGAAACGCCTTGTGAAGTTCCGCTCACCCATCACTCGTGAAATCAGCGAAGAGCAGCGTGCAGCACTTGCAGAACGTCTGCGTAAGGCAAGAGAGAACAAGAATATCTAATCTCAGCTCGTGCGACTACAAAACTACTGTATCAGAAAGCATGGAATGGTGTCAGGTGGTAAAACTACCCTCTGCAACTATTCCGTGCTTTTTTCGTCTGTTATTTATCGAGAGAAAACGGCAAGGTCTGATTTTGAGCAGAAACCGTCTCGATCGAGTGGCGTTTGGGCTGATATGGCTACGACTATCAGCGTGATGCGTTTGCATGCAAATGGATGCACATGATGCGTTTGCATCCAATCTTCCCCCCTTTCTTCCCCCTCTTTCCCCTACAACCCCTATTACCCCCTATAATCCCCCTAACTCCCCCCTCAAACAAATAAATTGTTTGAGGCCCCCACGCCGAAAACGGTGCGACAACTGCGACAACTTGAAACAACAACCAAATGATTTGCAAAGGTTCTTTCCCCCTACAACCCTCTATCTCCAAAACTATACCGTTAGCCAGCAGAGCAGACCGTAACCAGCATCTTCTGTCAGGTTCTTATTGGCTGAATATAGGCAGATCGTCTAGCTAACCTCTACGTTACGTCACCCTCTATCGTCCGGCGCACCGCGCCGACCGGGTGACCTCTAACGGTAACAGCATCTAACCTGCATAGGGTAATAGCATCTAATCAATCAACTGCTACGACTATTTCACATGGAGAATTGATTTCATTTTGCAGTCGGTTGAATATGTAAAAATGTTGCACGGCCTAGTTGCAAGTTAGCATCAAGATAATTGCAAGTTGGTTGCAAGTTTTACCAGCAGGACTGATCTATTTTGTTAGTTAAAAATACTTAGGTATTGCACGAACGGGGATTCCGGTGAAATAATAGTTAAAAATATTGAGTAATTATCCGCGACTATTATAATAAGTACGAATGTTAAATATTTTGAGGGAATGCGACTGGGGTTAAAATTGACAGGTGTCTTTACACGTATTGATTTTGGGGGAGGTCGGATGACTTAGCGACTATCGAATTTCTCTTTTCCTAAAAGGAGAACGACTATTTCACACAAAAAATACACGACTATTTGACGAAGGCTCGTAAGAAAACGCTACGACTATTACTATGCAACTATCGGCGGACTGTTTGTTACTATATGATATATAGGACTTTCAAAAGCTGGTCATCTGACGACTTTACGACTACTCCACGACTATTTCAGCCGGAACGCTGCGACTATTGCTGACCTCTATTAGCTATCGGGCGAAAGCCCGAAAAGAGATACGGCGGTAGCCGTCAGTGGTTCCGCGCCGCCCGCCGCGCCTCTGCTGCCAGACTGCCCCGCCGGGTGTGGGGTGCCAGACTGACCCGGTGCGCCCTGACTGCTGACCGGTGCCAGATTGCAAGCCGCTGGGCGTGGGAAGCATCGAGACCCTGTCAGGTTGGTATGGTCTGCGATCTGCTGCACTGTCTAGCATGAATCCATAACAGGCGGCGCACCCTTGCGCCCTTATATACATTATTATAATAGGCGGTCTGCGCTGAGCTGTACAGCGTCCGGTGCGGCGCTGGTATTTGGTATGTGCTGGAGGTGTTACGGCGCTGTGATACGCTCCAACGTGGCGCAGCCGGTGCAGTATAGGCAGATGCACCCGCTACACAACGGCGGCAAAACAAGCGAATGGCCGGAAACGCCCCTGTAAAGCCCTGTGCGCTGTTTTGCGCAGTGTGCGGTATAGTTTGCATTAACGGCACAAAACGCGCTGTAAACGTTTGTATGCGGGCTGTATTGTAGCAGGGCAAAACAAAAGCCCTGCACCTTCAGCAGATGCAAGGCAAAAGAAAATCCCGGCCATTTCTGACCGGGTGGAACGCTTTTTATTTGGACGCTTTGAACAGTGCAGAGAAAAACCAGAAAAAAAACAGGATACAGGGCACTTGTTTCACCCCCCTTATACCACACTAAAACGCTTGTAAACGGTCTTCTTGCTACACTCGGCATAAATATCCGGGTGCGCTGCCTGTAAAAGCTTGCTATCAAGTCGGACACTTTGCACGTCCTTATACATTACCTTGCAAGCGCCTGCAACAACCTCCGGCGCTCCCTGCATCATGGCAATAATTTCATCTCGTAGGCTGTCCCGCATCTGCTCCGCCTGTTCTGCCAGCCGCTTATATTCGCGGTATTCGTTGCACTTTTGCTCTAAGTCTGTCATTTTTCAAACCTCCCTTATTAGCTGTTTAAAAACGCGATCATTACCAATGCGCCGGAGATCATGCCGCCGATGTACCAGAGGGCGGCCCACTGGGTAAAATCAAGTGCAATCATACTGCAAACCCTCCATTAATCAAATTCCGGCATTGCCAGAATAATTTTTTTGCACCGCTCAACGCTCAAGCGGTACGGCTTGGAGCGGGTCAGGTTGTCCGCTACAATCTGAGTGTATACCATTAACGGCAGCTCAAAAAGCCCGGCACACTTGGGATAAAGGCGCACGGCCTGATTTCTGATTTCTGCGTTTAGTTCGTCCGATCTGGTCATTTTATTATACCTCCGTATTTTTGCCGTTGGGGTTAATCCAATCGTTCTTGATGTCGTACCGCTTGCAATAGCGATAAAGGTTAATCAGTTGCACAAAGTCGCCAGCGCTTATATATGCCTCGTTGTCCGGCGCATCAAGAGAACAAATAAGGGTCTTTCCGTTGTCCTCCCGCTGCACAAGCTCCAATTTTCTGCCGTTGTTCACCTCAAAAACAAGCTTGTTCATACGTTGTACACCTCCCATTAAAACCAGTACAATAAATTCATGTCGGTGCCCGGCTCGGTGATTTTTCGGATGCAAGGATATAAGCCGTAACTGTCGATTTGCAAGCCGTATTCTGCAAGTTCTTTGTTGAGCTTTACACGCCGTTTTGCAAGCTGAGCCTGTCGGGTTTTGAGCCACGCGGAGTTATAATAGCGGCTGTCGTTGTCAAGCTCCCAAGCTCTTGCATCTGCAAGCCCCCAACGCTGCACGCTGTCAAGAAGCTTTTTTGCTTTTTCGTATGCTTTAGTGGGTACGCGGTCAGCGGCTTTATCTGCGGCAGTTGTTAGCGCGTCAAGCGTGGCAAGATCAAACGCGGCGCGGGCTCTGTTGTACCATACACACGCGCGATGGCTGCGGCCTTCGTAGTCCCCCGGAATGGGGCGGGCGGTGTATTCGATCTCTTTATTGTTCATCATGGTTTTTGTCCTCCTGTTTTGTGGTGGTGTAAATAAGTTTGTTTACTGCCTATATTGTAAACAATTTTATTTCTTTTGTCAAGGGGTTTACACATAAAAAATAAACATTTTTGTTTACAATAATTTTGTCCGTTTGGGCGTGCTCTATCGGACGCACCCCACGCCCTCCAGCGCCCGCCGCCGGTACGGTCTGCCCTGCTGCCTGCCGTGTGCCGTCGTTCCGGGTGCGCTGGGGCTGGGGTCTCCACCTCTGGGGTATATAGGGCGAGCCGGGGGTGGGGTGGTCGACACCTCGCGTAGAAAAAATTCAAAAAAGGCGTTTTCCGGGGTTCGTGTTGCCAACACCCACCCCACCTTCACAAAACGAAACCCATCCGATTGTGCGAGTCTCCAAAAATTCCGAAAAATACAAAAAAGACCCCTCTTCCGGTCTAATCTGTGCTATACTTGACCGTAAGAAAGGGGCATTGTGAAATGGCAAAACTCGTAAAATGTAAACACTGTGGCGCAAAGATAGCGGCTACCGCTAAAACCTGTCCGCAGTGCGGTGGGGAGAACACGCCGCCGAAGCCAGCTTATAAGCGGTTGTGGTTCAAAATTCTTATGGCAATGTTCGTATTGGCTTTTATTATGGATTTGATAAGCCCTCGTAACAAAACGGATACTGCGACTAGTTCTGAAAGCGAAAAACCAACATCATCCGTTGCATCATCTGCAAAGGCAGAATCCGAAAGTTCGTCTGCTACTTCGGAAGAACCTGTGAAAGAGGACGACTCTTTTATTCTAGTTGATGAAGTTCTTGGCGATTACGGAAAAGAAGAAACGAACAAGAGTGGTTATAAATATATCTGGTACATGGTTCCGGCTGGCACATACGAAGTTGAGAATCAAAACAAAGAAGCTACAGTATTTGTGGTGTCTGATGCAAACTCTGATGATGTGAGCGACGTGCTTAAATTTGAAAAAGCTGGTGAAAGGCAGAATGTTACCGTTAAAGACGGTTATCATATCGAACTTTCGATTAGCACGGAAATTCTATTAACGCCAGTTAAATAAATGGAGAAATACAAAATGAGCTTTATAGGAGCAATAGGAGCCATCGCAGACCTCGTAGAGGAATAATCGCATAACACAAAAAGCCAGCGGCTAGATGTTCTCTAACCACTGGCTTTTCTTATTGGTTATTTACTTCTTCAATGCGCTGGTCACGTTTGGCATCGGCATCCAATAGTTAACGTCACGCATGACAATCTTGCCGTTGTCGCACAGGTGCGGTCTCAAATCGCCGTATTCGTCTGCTTCGTAGGAGAGATAGCCACACGCAACCTCTTTGCCGTTGCAAGCGATCACTCGCCCATTGTAGGTTTCTCCAACGTCAGGCGTTCTCCAAAGCCACTCCATGTTTTCCAGAGTGTCGCTAATGTATTCTTCAAGATTTTCGTACTTATCGCCGTTAACCATATTTATTCTCCTTTCACATGGGCATCTGGGTCTGACCGTTTGTGACCTGAACTAGCATAACAGAGTTCGCACACGGTCTCCACTTCTTGATGTACTCGACAGCTTCATCGAACCGCTTCTTTGGCACGTTGTTTCGACTGTTTACGTTAAACCAGTCCTGAATGTCCCGGTTGCATTCCATGAACAACTTCTGAGAGACGCTACGGCTCTTGTAGGCCGGGCTGTCCATGCCGCCAAGAGCGTTGATGACCACTGTGTTCACGACACGCTTCAACACACGCTGCTGGTTGTAGTCGATGGTCATAGTATTCTCAAGAGCGGAAATACGCTGCTCCTGTTTCATGGTGCGCTGGTCAATCACAAGGATTGCTTGCAGTTCCTTAGAAAGCCCTGCGAACTGGTTGACGGACACGTTTTTCTCAAGGTCAATCAGTTTCTGGCGAATCTCCATGCCCTCAGGTGTCCGCTGAATCATTGCAATATGCTTTGCCATGTCCAGAGTGATAACGTGCTCTGTACGAGTAGTATACGGATTTTTCGGATTATTGGTTGCGCATTTTTGAGCGACCAATGAATAGTCCGTACCTTCGACAAAACCATACTCGCACATACGAGGGAACCAGTCTTTGTATGCGGTCTTGATTTTGAGCCGCTCGTGCAGCTCCCGACCCAGCACTACCTTTTCGCCAGTGTCAGTGTCATACACAGGGATAACATCTTCGGAGAAGATTCGGATGGTTTCAAGATTATTATTCATAGAAATTTGACCTTTCTATCTTGCGAGAGCAAGCCATCTCTGGTATAATAACCCAAAGAGGGTCTATACTCTCTGAGTGTGTATGATACGCTTGCTGCGGCTGGTAACTTTAGCGAGCGTATCATTTCTTTTCATTAAGCATCGGATGAAGCAAGAAGAACGATTCTCGCAGCGCAGAAGACAAGGAAACCATATTCTTGATGCAGTAGTCTTGCAAGTGATTGAACTGGCGTTCCGTCAAGCTGATAGTTAATGTGCGATTGTATCTCTCAGCATAAGGATTGCTCATATTAGCCCACCCCCTTTCGATTGTTGGTGATATTAGTATAACTATGTTTTGTGCTAAGTCAAGGTATGAAACACTATCCGTAGTACTGCTATCTGTACTATCTTCCCGTTTTCTACATTTTGCACAAAACTTAGCTATCCTTTTTGGATGCTCCCGCTTCGTACCCTGCCCGGTAGTTCAGTTCGGACAGCTTACCCAGCGCTTCTGCGTACTCCCTGTCCTCGCTGGTCGGCTCTTTGCCGTGGGCGAGTGTTTTCAGAAATTCTTCGGTTGTCGTGGGAAAGTTCATGTTTTTTGCTCCTTTCTATTGCAGAAGCGGTCTGCTTCTGCTATAATAATTGACAGAAACCGAGACTGCGCCCTTGGTTGCGCAGCTTCTGTTTTGTGGTGGAATAGGTCGTCAGTGCTACTTTGGACGGTGGGGCTGACGGCCTATTTTTTATGCCACAAAGGATAAATCTACCGTTGTTGGCTGATTCATCGTGTGTTCTGCTGTCTTAGATTATAGACGCTTGGTATATAGTTGTCAACAGCCCAATTTGTATAATTTGTACGTTAAAACACGTTTTAGTGTACATTTTTGATAGTGGCTTTGACACTTTAATGTGTTAGAATTGGGGCGGAAATTTATAGTAAAACTTGATAATACGATAATTATACAAGCTGTAAACTAACACAAAAAAGTGTTGATAAAAAAGTGACCCTAATGATAGTAAATAAAATTCCCTATTGACAAACCAAACAAAATTATTTACAATGTAATCAGAAAGGGTGACATGAAATGGGGAAATACAAAAAAGTGACAGAAAAAAAAGAGCCTTTTAATGTTTCAACGAATGGCGTAGAGATAGTTAAAGAACTTATGAAGCAGTATGGCATAACAACAGCTTATATTGCCAATGAAGCTGGCTTCACTTCAAGACAGGCTTTGTATCAGTGCTTTAAGAATGAGAGCTTAAATCTTTCTAGCTTTTATAAACTCCTAAAAGCTATGAATTATCGAATCGTGGTTGAACCCGACATGGGAGATATTGGCGTTGGTGCTTATCGTGTTGAAGGCACTGTAATTGAAAAGGACAGTGATTCTGAATGAACGTAGCGTATGTTCGTGTATCTACTGTCGAACAGAATGAAGCACGACAGGTAGAAGCGTTGAAGCGGCATAACATTGACCGTTGGTTTATCGAGAAGGTCTCTGGCAAGAATATGGATAGACCAGAGTTGCAGAAGATGCTTAAATCAGTTCAGCCGGGCGATACCGTGTTTATTCACGATTTCAGCCGCCTTGCCCGTAGCACAAAGGACTTGCTTGAAATGGTCGAAACGCTACAAACTAACGGCGTACACCTTGCAAGTGATAAAGAAAACCTAGATACAGGCACTCCAACCGGTAAACTGATGCTGACGATGATTGCAGCCATCAACGAATTTGAACGACAGAATATGCTCGACCGCCAGCAAGAGGGCATCGAAGTGGCAAAGCAGAAAGGCGTTTATAAAGGTCGCAAGCCCACCGAGTATGACCGAAACCTCTTTGACGTTCTGCATGAGCAGGTGGAGAAGCGCATTCTCACGGTCACGGACGCTGCCAAGCAGCTTGGCGTGACCCGCCAGACATGGTATCGGATTGCTGAACAGAGAAAGGCTGGATAATATGCAGGGAGAAGAACTGATTGTTAAGAACGGCAGTATCACACTGCGGTCTATGCTTGACTTTGGCGGATTCCTTGAAATTAAGAGGTTCTTGGAAGTCTGTCATTCGGAAAACTGCACCGTAACCTTTGCAAACGAGGAAATTGTCATTTTCCCGAAAGAATACGATGCTGCTAAAGATGCTCTCGTTTTTATTTACGGCACACTGGCAGAAAGACACAGTATTATCGAAAAGTATCTCCGCTATAAGCTGATGCTAGGAGATGAACAACCAAAACCTACTTTACATAGTCAGAGAAAGGAATAAAGCATGAAACCCGTAAAATTGTCAGAGCAGAGTTTGAAACTCATTGAAACGCTGTGCGATTATACCGACAAGCCCGATATTCTCAATGCCATCGCAGACGCCTTGTACTACGATGCAGACGAGCTGAAGCGCAGGCTCAACCAGCTTGCAGAAGAAGTCAAATAAACAGCACATTCTATCCGTTAAAACGAATTTTAGCAAATAATTTTTCGAAAACAGCATTATAAAACCGAATATTTGATTTTTGTGCAGTTGTAGGCACTCTTTACGTTTTCAGGTAGGGGGTGCCTATTTTTTATGCAGCCAAAACAGTGTATCGCTATTATCGACAGCATCAAAGCGTATGCAAAACAGAATCCGACCGAAGCGCAGGTCTATGAGGACTGGTTTCAGGCAGTAGTGAACCTAAGAGATGCCCTGCCGCATGACAAGCGGTTCGATGCCTACAAATACTCTGGTGAGCTACGTTCTGTCTGTGCAGCCATGATGGGCAAGATGAAAACAGGCGAGGACGTGGCGAAGGTCTATGATATTATCGGTCGGACGTATCTGTTTGAAGCAAAAGATGTGTTTGACAGCTATTGCATCTACCTTGAATGGAATCGTGCGCCGGAAAAGAAGTTTTATCAGCCGAGAAGAAAGGTGTTAAGAACCGTTGCGAACGCCCTGCAAGACCTTGCGGATGACAGACTGGACTTGCTGGCAATCTCCATGCCCCCCGGCTGCGGAAAGACGGCTCTAGCTATTTTCTATCTGACATGGCTTGCCGGAAGAAGTCCTGACGAACCGATGCTTACAGGTTCTCACTCGAACAGCTTTGTTCGTGGTGTTTATGACGAGTGCTTGCGCATATTCGACAAGGACGGAGAATATCTGTGGAATGATGTTTTCCCGGATGTTGCCGTGTCGAACACCAATGCGAAGGACTGCCGCATTGACTTGGGCAAGAGAAAGCGTTTTGAAACGCTGGAATTTACGTCTATTGGCACTGGTAATGCTGGCCTTTACCGTGCATCCACGCTTCTTTACTGTGATGACCTTGTGTCCGGTATCGAAGTGGCACTTTCCAAACCCCGCCTTGATAAGCTGTGGGAAACGTACACTACCGACCTTAGACAACGTAAAATCGGCAACAAGTGTAAGGAACTGCATATTGCTACACGCTGGTCTGTCCATGATGTTATCGGCAGATTGGAACAAAATTACGGCGATTCCGACAGGAACAGATTCATTGTTATGCCAGCAATGAACGAAAAAGACGAATCCAACTTCGATTATGACTACGGTGTAGGATATAGCACAGAAACGCTTCGTAAGCAACGTGAAGTCATGGATGAAATGAGCTGGAAAGCGCTGTACATGAACCAGCCTGTTGAGCGTGAAGGTCTGCTGTTTCCTGCCGATGAACTGCGGTATTTCAACGGTGTTCTGCCTGACGGAGAGCCTGATCGCAAGCTCATGGTCATGGATATTGCATGGGGCGGCGGTGACTTTACCGCCTGCCCTATTGCCTATGTGTACGGTGATGCTGTGTTCATCCCAGACCTTGTGTTTAATAACGGCGATAAAACTGTGACCAGACCGGAAGTGGTTGGAAAAATCATCCAGCACAAAATCAACGTGGTGCGTGGCGAAGCCAACAACGGCGGCGATGAATATTGTGACGTGGTGGACAGCCAGCTTCGACAGCATGGCTATCACTGCTCTGTCCGTAGCCAACGTGCGCCCAGTGGGCAAAGCAAGCTGTCAAGAATCATCCAGTATGCGCCGGACATCAAACGGTTCTATTTCCTTGACGAAAAACACCAGTCGAAAGAGTACAAGGCGTTCATGGAACAGGTGACGATGTTCACGCAACTTGGCAAAGTTCCGCACGATGATGCACCGGACAGTCTGGCACAGCTTGCCGATGAATTGTATAACGGAATCAGTAAAATTGAGCCTGTCAAGAGGCCTTTTTGATTAAAAACACAATATATTGTGTTCGCTGGGTCTATTTATTTGATTCCACCACTTGACAAGGCTTATAATTTACACAGGAAGATTTGCAGCTTCCTCTAAGGAATAGCCCAGCGCAGCAAGGTTTTGTCATTTTTACTTGCTTGGGCGTCAATAGGCATATTCCTCCTTTCGCCGGTGAAGGTTTTCTCACTCTTTCTCCTTCACCGGGCTTTATATGTTGCGTTTCCAATTGTAAGGGGAATGCCGGCCTGTCTCCCCCACGGCTAGCAAGCAACGGTTCGATTCCGTTACGCAGCACAACCATCTTCTTTGCTTGGCTTTTTATTCTCCGAATTCTCCACCGCTATTCCCGGCTCTCGATGCAATGTTTGGACATGACATTGCAAAGAGCAGCGGTTAACCAATTAAGCCGGGGTTTATGTTGCATTAGCTTAGTATGGCTAGAGCATCCGGCTCATAATCGGACATACATTGGTTCAAATCCATTATGCAGCACCAAAATTGCAGTTAACCCGTTTACATCTGTCCGACAACTGAATGTAAAGACTGCAATGACTTTCTCTGAGCGGAGATAGCACGGCTGGAAGTGCGAACAGTTTCCCAGTAGCTTCTGACAGGTCTGTGCTCAACAGCCTGTTTCCAGAAATCCAACGAAAGGAGCGCCCATGCTAGTTAGAATTTGTTGCCCTTGTATCAGGCAAAACCCAATCTATAAGAATGTCCGCTGCAACCGCTATCTTGGCGAAGTGGACGGACGATACCATTTCAAGTGTGACAGATGCAAAGGCGTTATCGAAGGAGACACAAGGGAAGGATGGGTGAAAATCATCCATCCGCCGGAAAAGTGAATAGCTTTTGAAGCGCAGTTTTGGCGCAGTGAGATAGACCTTAACGGGTTTGTCTTGCTGCGCTTTTTATTTTTCCAGAAAGGAGGAAAACATGGCTGAGTATCAGACGGTTGTTGGCGGCTTTTTGAATGAGCCGCTAACCGGACGTAGAGCGATTGAAACGCCGGAGACGGAAATCAATCGGGCAAACGTGCTGAAAGTGGTCATGGGCAAGGCAGAGCCTATTCATTTGCTGAACAAGAACGAGATTCGCTTTCTGCACAACTACTACTTGGGTAGCCAGCCTGTTCTCCACCGCACAAAGGAGTACCACGCTGAAATCACTAACCGCATTGTAGAGAACCATGCCAACGAGTGCGTTGGCTTCTACACCGGCTACATGAGCGGCACTCCTTGTTCTTATGTGCGGTCTGAAACGGCAACTGGTGACGGCGAGGAAATCGCCCGCCTGTCCAATGCTTTGCAGTATGAGGGCAAGGACGCGCTTGATCGGCGGCTCTGGCAGTGGATGTTGGAGTGTGGGCAGGGATACCGCATTGTTCTCCCTGACAAGGGGTACAACGGAAACTACCCGGACGAAACGCCCCTGCTGGTGGATGTTCCCGACCCGGATATGGCGTATGTGATTTACAATTCCGGCATTGGACACAAGCCCATCGCCAACGTGCTGCACATCCCACGCAATTATCAGAATGACCTGAACGACCTGATTTGCGTGTATACGCCAAACCAGTACTTTGAAATCGACAACGGCAAGGCCACAAAATCGGAGAACCATTCTCTCGGAATGCTGCCGATGGTTGAATACAAGCTGAACCCGGAGCGGATGGGGTTGTTTGAGCCTGCAATTCCTGTGTTGAATGCCATCAACGACCTTGAAAGCAACCGTCTGGACGGCGTGGCACAGTTTATCCAGTCCATCATGGTGTTTACCAACTGCCTTGTTGACGAGGATGCGTTGAACAAGGTGAAGGAATTGGGCGCAATGTGCCTGAAATCTACCGCTGGTCTGCCCGCTTCTGTTTTTCAGATCGCAAACGAGCTTGACCAGCAACAGAGCCAGACCTTGCTTGATTCCATGTTGAACGTGTACCGCAGCCTGACTGCCATGCCCAGTGCCACTGGTAGTGAGAACGCAACATCCGACAACGTGGGCGCAGTCATCGTCCGTAACGGATGGAATCACACCGAAGCAAGGGCGCAGCAGTACGAGAATATGTTCAAGTATGCTGAACGTCAAAGCCTGTCTGTAATGCTGAAAATTCTGCGTGATACGGCTGGTTCTAAGCTGATGGCAAGTGACATCAACATCAAACTGCCACGCCGTCAGTACGATAACCAGCAGAGCAAGGTTCAGATTTTCGCACAGATGATTCAGCAGCCGATTGACCCGCAGCTGGCGTTCACTACGCCCGGTCTGTTCCCTGACCCGCAGGCTGCTTATGAAATGAGCAAGCCCTTCCTGATTGCCGCTGGCAAGTTGGGCGAGGATGGGAAAGCACCGAAGCCGCAGGAACAGCTTGTAGACCATATTGTTGACGCTAACAAAATGGTGAACGAACAGGCAGACGCAAAGAACGGAGGGGAAAAATGAATTTTGCAAGTGCTTTGTTTGCTCTTAAACGAGGGCGCAAAATTAAGCGTCATCATTGGACTGGTTATTGGTGCTTGGGGTCTAAAGATTCTAAGAAACCTTATGTCGAGATGCACTGCTACGATGGCAAGATTGTAAATCTTTCTGATTCAGAAGACATTCTGTACACCATGGAAAATATGGCGTGTGACGACTGGGAAATCGTTGATGAATGGAAGTAAAGGCTCTTGCCTTTGCATATTCCGGCAGGGAAGCCGGGATACAAATTTCGCAGCGTTGCAGGGAAGCAACGGTAAAAAAACGCAGGAGGAAATTAACGATATGAAACTCAATGTGTTGCTTGGTGATGCCTACAAAGAGGGTATGACCGCCGATGAAATCATTTCTGCGCTGGAAAAGGTTGCAGACCCTAACGCAGAGGTCGAGAAGCTGCGCAACGCCGTGACGAAAGCCAATGGCGAAGCTGCTGAGTACAAAAAGCAGCTCAAAGCAAAGCGTACCGATGACGAGAACGCCGCACAGGAACAGGCTGACAAGCTGGCAGAGATGCAGAAGCAGATTGAAGCCCTGACTGCCGACAAGGAGAACCTCGTCAAGGAAAAGACCCTTGCATCTTACCGTGAAAAGTTCGTTGCGCAGGGTTATGACGCTGAACTGGCTGGCAAGGCCGCATCTGCGCTGGCTGACGGCGACATGGACAAGGTGTTTAAGTTCCAGTCGGAGTTTATGACCGCCCATGACACCGCATACAAGGCTTCTCTGCTGAAGGATATGCCCACGCCTCCGGGTGCGGATGGCAATGGTAACGGCGCAGATAGCGCAGGTGTTGCTTTTGCTAAACGCTTCGCACAGGAGCGTGCAGACGCAAACAAGGCATCAAGTGACGCAATGACTGCTTTCCATTAAGGAGGAAAACATGAAGTACACCAATACTCCGGTATCGGCTCCTGAAAGCACTATTCTGGCTGCTGATACCTACGTTGCCATTCCCTTTACCGTCAAGGAGACCAACGCTGTTCCGGCTGGCTATCCCATGGCAAAGACTGGTCTGAAAGCTGCTGCCACTACTGGCACCAGCGCTGCTGACGCAGCTACCGATGCCATTGGCATTCTGCTGCACACCGTTGACCCTGCCGTCAACCCCAATGGCGCACTGCTGATTCAGGGCGTTATTGATGTGGACAAGGCAAAGCTGTCCGGCTTTACCTATTCTGCAAACGATATTGCCGCTCTGAAAAAGGCTGTTCCTGCCGTTTTCTGCCGTACTGATGTTGGCGCAAAGAGCGAGTAAGGAGGACTAAATTATGGCACTGAATCTGAATGAAATCTTCTCCCCCGCTGCGATTGCCGCCTATTGGACGAATGACCCGACCAATGCGCAGCCCTATGCTTCTGATGCTCTGTTCCCTGCTCGTAAGAAAGTCAGCATGGAACTGAAGTGGCTGCGTGGTCACAAGGGCGTTGGCGTTTCGCTGAAGCCTAGCGTGTTCGACACTAAGGCTACGTTCCGTACTCGTCAGGGCATCAAGATGACCGAGACCAGTATGCCGTTCTTCCGTGAGGGCACTCACATTGACGAGGAAGACCGCCGCAAGATTATCTCTGTTCTGGCTACCAATCAGGAGTTTGCGGCAGATGTTATCAATCGTGTCTACGATGATACCGCACAGCTTATTACTGGTGCTCGCATTGTGCCTGAGCGAATGGTGTGGCAGCTTCTGGCTCCCAAGACTGGAAAGCCCGGCATCTCTATCGAATCCAACGGCGTGAGTTACGTCTACGATTACGACCCTGACGGCACTTGGCATCAGTCCAATTACAAGGCTCTGGCTACCAAGGAGAAGTGGGATGCTCCTACTACTGCAACTCCCATCGCCACGATGACCACTGCCGCAAACACCGTGCTGGCAAACACTGGTGAGATTATCACCGATGCCTACATGAACACCAACACTTTCCACAAGATGATTGCTGCGGATGAAATCAAGAACCGGTTCCTGACGGTTATGAAGACCGCCAC